ATTGTGGGTGCAATTCCCATCGGGCCCTCCAGAAAATATGGGAGATGTGGGTTAAAGCCCCACCGGATGCCGCGGTAATCCGTAGGTTAATGAGAATAAACCGCCCTCCAAAATATAGACCCGTAGGCGAAACGGATTATGCCGCCACCCTTTCAAGGTGGAGATTGCGAGTTCAAATCTCGTCGGGTCTACCATATATGGGATGTGAGCTACGATGTTGGTAAGGCCTGAAGGGGCACTCTATAGGGATGCCAACTTTTTATCCCTATAAAATAGTGATGCCAGTAGGTATAATCCTACCACATCCCACGAAATATGAGGTCGTAGCTCAACGGTAGAGCAACTGGCTTTTAACCAGTAGGTTGAGGGTTCAATTCCCTTCGGCTTCACCAAAAATATGTGGGTATGTAGCAAAGTGGCAAATGCAATCGGCTCTTAACCGATAGAGCGCAGGTTCAAATCCTGTCATACCCACCAAAAATAAAGTTGTATCAAAGGCAAACGTATGTGCCGATTAGTGGTCTGAAGCTCCGTCATTTGGCGGTGGTGGACGGTTCAATTCCGTTGATACAATTTTTATAAAATACGGGTCTTTGGTGTAAACGCAAACACACTTGTCTCCAAAACAAGCAGATGAGGGTTGAAATCCTTCAAGGCCCGCCATAAAAAGTGTCGAAAGAGGCACAGAAGGTCGAGAGATTTTCGACATACTATGCCTAATTATACAATTTTTGCTCCCATCGTCTAATGGTTAGGACGCTGGTCTCTCACGCCGGAAATATGAGTTCAAATCTCTTTGGGAGTACCAGAGGAAAGAATATGTATCACGATTTTTACATATACAAAAATGTAAGACCGAATGGTAACCTCATGAAAATACAAGTCATCAAGGAGTTGAGGTCTGTGCTTTCTCTTGGTCTGAAAGAAGCAAAAGACATTGTTGACTTTATGGATACTATCACGGGAACCAATAGTTTGTCATACAGGGTAAATATGACGAAGGAACAGGCATTACAATTAAAAGATTTGGGTTTTAGTATCTGGTACGCGAGTACGGGGAAGGTAGTAACTGCTGAGGAATTTTTACCGGATGAATTATTTGTAATTGAATAGAATGGGGCGTTAGCTCAGTTGGGAGAGCACAAGGCTGGCAGTCTTGGGGTCGAGAGTTCAAGTCTCTCACGCTCCACCAAGGATTGAAAATGGGAAGAACATTTATAACAGCGGATACTCACTTCGGTCACGAAGATATGATTGGTTTCTGCAACAGGCCTTTCAAGACCGTGGAAAAGATGGATAGGGTTTTGATAAGGAACTGGAACGAAAGGGTGAAACCAAAGGACACCGTTATATTTGTTGGAGATTTTGCTTTCAATGAATGTAACAGAGTGGATTATTATATTGAGAGGCTGAATGGTGACAAGGTTTTTATCAGGGGAAACCACGATAAAAACAACGGGCTCAAGACAAAAATTGAGAATCTCACTTTGAGAAACGGAAATAATCTTTTGTATTGTGTCCACGATCCAAGACACATAAACAGGGATATCAATATCAACCTTGTTGCTCACGTTCACTTGAATTGGAGAGCAAAGTGGATAACTTGGAATGATACAAAAAGAGGAAATATCCTCATCAATGTAGGTGTTGATTGGTGGAAATTTTATCCGGTTGAATTACAGGAGATAATGGCTTTTGTAAATCATATCAAGAAAAATTTTCCAACATTGAATTATAACTACAATGATTGGATAAGACCTTATAAAGAGGAAAGGTAAATAAAATGTTAGGACTACCAAGTGATTACAAGTTATTGTTCAGGACTGTAGCCGGAAGTCATCTTTACGGAACCGCAACGGAAACTTCTGATGTGGATGAAAGGGGTGTGTTCCTTGCACCGGAAAGATACTGGCTCGGCTTTCTTGACAGGGTTGAACAGGTTGAGGATAAGAAACAGGACAAGGTTTTTTATGAGTTCAGAAAGTTCCTGAAACTTACTCTTGACTGTAACCCGAATATGGTCGAGTTGCTTTTTGTTCCTGAAGATAAATGGTTGAACCATTCTGATGAGTGGTTTGATGTTCTGAAAGTGAGAGATGCTTTTCTTTCCAAGAAAGCAAAACACACTTTCTCAGGATATGCTCATTCTCAGCTCAAGAGGTTGAAGAACCATAAAAGATGGATGGACGGTTTTGTTCCTACCGATAAATCCGAAAGGGAAGCATGGGAACTCTGGAAGAAAAACAGAAATCCCGAAAGATTTGCCCTTGAGGAAAAGTTTGGGTATGATACGAAACACGCTGCCCATCTGATGAGATTGATGTATGAAGGTAAGGAACTGTTACTTACCGGAAATCTTACTTTTCCAAGACCGGAAGCAGAGTTTCTTGTTTTTTTGAGAAACGGATACTGGTCTTACGATGAGTTGATGGAGAATGTTTCCAAGTTTGATGAGGACTTTGAAAGGTGGTATGAGTTATCTCCACTTCCTCATTCTCCTGACAGAGTAAGAGTAAACGAACTCTGTATGGATGTTGCAAGGAGACTATTATTGAAATAACGGGTTTGAGGGGATGCCCCGCTGACCATTCCTACAAGGAATGGGGAGGCTCATCAGGTTAGTCCTCATGGCTGCCGTGGATGGGAGCCCGTATAGAACAAAGTTCCCGCTCGGGAATAATTCGGTTCTTTTCGGAAGAAATGTTATCGGTTATTCCCGCTCGGGAATATTGGAGATGTAGCTCAGTAGGTAGTAGCGCTTGCCTGAAGAGCAAGAGGTCGGCGGTTCAATTCCGCCTGTCTCCACCAATGCCGGAATAGCGCAACTGGAAACGCAGGTCTTTCGTAAGGACAAGATTATCGGTTCAAATCCGATTTCCGGCTCCAATAAATATATGGGGTCTGGTATGGACTGGCTATGAGAAGCAAGGCTCAAATGCCGAAGCCCGTTAGATTCGGGCGCCCCATTCCAGAATAATGCCGATGTCGCCTAATGGTATGGCAGCTGATTTGTAATCAGCCGGAGAAATCTGTGGGGGTTCGATTCCCTCCATCGGCTCCAGAAAATATGCGGATGTAACTCAACGGTAGAGTATCTCGTTGCCATCGAGAAGGTTGACGGTTCAAATCCGTTCATCCGCTCCAAAATTTATGCCGGTGTGATGGAACTTGGCATACATACTGCGCTTAGAACGCAGGTTTTCGGGGTTCAACTCCCTGCACCGGCACCATAAATATATAGAAGTAAAACAGATATGGCCGAGACAAGAAAAGCAAGAAAGAGAAGGCACGAAGAGGGATTTTTCCAGAAGTATTGTAATGGAAGAGGTATTGATATAGGTTGTGGTAATGACCCCATTCTTCCGGATGTGGATATGTGGGATCTATCCATCAGTAAAGATCACGATGCAACTTATATGAAAGGTATTCCGGACAATACTTATGACTTCGTATATTCGTCACATTGCCTTGAGGATTTGGAAAAACCGGATGTGGCAATAAAGAACTGGTGGAGAATATTGAGAGATGATGGATATCTCATTATTTTTGTTCCTCATCGTGATTTATTCGAATTGAGAAGGACACTACCTTCTGCTGGTAATGCAAATCACAAATGGTTCTTTGTGATTGATAAAAATGAGCCGCCAGTTACAATAGGATTGATACCATTTATTATTGACAATCTTACGGATTATGATATAATTTATGTGAAGAAGTGTGACGATAACTACAGTTATTACATAAAAGATAACAGATATGTAATAGCGGCCGGGGAGTTTTCCATCGAGGCGGTTATCAGAAAAGGAAATAAAACAAAGTTTATAGATTAGCCGGAGTGAAGGGAATTAGGCATACCTTCCTGACTTAAAATTAGGAGTGTGGGAGTTCGACTCTCCCCTCCGGCACCAATGGGGAAGTGGTGTAATAGCAGCCACGCAAGTCTGAGGGGCTTGTGCTCGAAAGGGCGTGTAGGTGCAAATCCTACCTTCCTCACCAGAAATATCGGGGTATCGTGTCAGCGATAATGGAAGTGGGTTTCATAGACCGCCTTGACCTGACAGAAAAGAGGATGGTTGACCCTAACCTATGAAACGGGCGTGACCCCGTTCCCCGATTGAAAATATGGCCGGGTAGTTCAATGGTAGAACGTGCGACTTATAATCGCTTGACGGTAGGTTCAACTCCTCTCCCGGCTACCAATATTGGAGTTATTATGAAGCAGTTGACACAAAAAAATCTGGATGAAATCCTGTCGAAGATGTTTGAAATGGTTGGTGCCATTTATGATCCTTCCGTAGTAAAGAAAGAGAGATGGTATCTGAAATACAGATGGACAAAGATGCAGGAAGAACAATTCAGAAAGTGGTTGGTTTCTTATCTGAAGAAAAATAAGTTCTGTTTGAACACAAAGATTGCCGAAAAAGAAGCCAATTATTTTCTTCTTTGGACGGGATTTCCAACATCGGATTTTGAGAAAAAATAAGCGGGGTTCGTATAGTGGTAATACCTCAGCCTTCCAAGCTGATGCCGAGGGTTCAATTCCCTTACCCCGCTCCAGAAAATGTGTGATATGAGTTTGTTTTTTTATTTAATATTAGTTTTTATTGCGGGTGTTTTGATTGATGTGGTCATAACCGTGTATACACAGGCCGTGGCAAATAAAAAGGTATGGTCTGCTACAATCACGGCCATATTGATTACATTGATCAACTTTATTTTCATCGTGTCAATTTTACAGGGTAAGCTGTGGGTAACGGTATAGGAACTTTCTTCACGATGAAAAGAAAGGGTGCATAATGGACTACAGGATTTTCCGAAAACTCGATGAGCTAACTCCTGTAGATTGTGTCAGTAATGTGGGAGATTTTGATGAAGTCCTTTTCAAAAGGGATGACTTGTTTCTTCCCTTCGAAGATACTCCGAGATTGGGTGGGGGGAAAGTAAGACAAGCCATTTCCCTTTTTTGTTCTTTGACAGACAAATTGAAACGGTATAACGGAATATCCAGTTATGTTTCTGTTTCTTCGCCTCAGGCAATGGTCGTGACAAGGACGGCTAAGGAATTTGGGTATAAGACACATCTGGTGATTGGTGTAAACTCTCCCGTCAAGGATGTGATAAAGAAGCATCGCCCAATCAGGGAATGTCACAGGGCAGGAGCAGAAATTCATAACCTTGCCAAAATCGGGTACAATACTGTAATCAAAAACAAGGCACAGAAGTTTTCCGCAAAACACAATTTATATCTTATTAATTTCGGAATTAATGTGGATGAGAATACCGAGGCTCTTGTGGGTTCTGTGGCTGATCAGGTTAAAAATATACCTGATAAATTAACCGCGATTGTCGTACCCGTTGGAAGTGGAATACAATTCGCCTCGATTATTGCCGGCGTAAAGAAATATCGAAAGGATATTGACAGGATTATCGGTATACAGATATCGGGATATGACAGAAAAAAAGATATCAATCACATATTGGATAAACTGGATATAAAATGTGACTATGAGTTCTATATTGACAAGACTTATCCATACACAAAACATATAACGGCCAAGATAACCAATACCGATGATTATAGTAAGAGTTTTGAAATGAATGTTGTATATGAATCGAAAGCCTGGAAAGCACTCTTGAGAGAGAGATATGGTTTGAAGAGAAAGGACACAATCCTATTCTGGATAGTGGGAAATAATAATTATCTTTATACATAATGCTACCGTAGCTCAGTTCGGTGGAGCACATCCTTGGTAAGGATAAGGTCGGCAGTTCGACTCTGCCCGGTAGCTCCAAGAAAATATAGCCGGGTAGCTCAACTGGTGGAGCATTCGACTGATAATCGAAAGGTCGTGAGTTCAACTCTCACCTCGGCTACCATAATATGGCGGTGTGAAGGGAATTTTGGCATACCTTGGAAGCTCAAACCTTCCAGCTTGTGAGTTCGAATCTCACCGCCGCCACCATATCTCTCTGGTTTTCTTGGATATATTTACACTTTACGAGTTACTTGAAATATGATACAATATGTTATGGTGATATTATGAAAATAGGTTTTACTGGAACGAAACGGGGAATGACCCGTGATCAGAAATGTTGCCTTATAGGCATCCTTGCCGTTTCATCACCTGATGAATTTCATCACGGTGATTGTGTGGGGGCAGATGAACAGGCACATTCGATTGCGACGAACCTTACAGAAAATGTAATTATACATCCACCTATAAAGGATATACTGAGGGCTTTCTGTGAGGCCAAAACTATTTTACCACCAAAAGATTATCTTGATAGAAACCACGATATTGTGGATGCCTGCGACCTACTGGTGGCGACACCGTGTACAAGATATGAAGTCACAAGAAGTGGAACTTGGGCAACCATCAGGTATGCGAGAAAAAGAAATAAACAGATTATTATAATTTGGCCGGAAGGTGATTATGCTAAAGAAAATGTTGAAAAATAAGAAGGTGAATTTTTCGGGCAAAATGGATGATGATTGTCTTGTTGTCCATATTGTTGCTGACGAAAACGGTAAAAAGATTTGTGACTTGAAACTTTCAACGCAGGAAGTTCTCAATCTTGTCGAATACGCGATAAAGGACATATTCGGCCGGCTTGAAAAGGATTTGAAAGAGGGAAAAGAAGATGTACTATAATTATAGAAGGGGAGTTATAAATCCATTCTTTCGGATTAAAAAGGAAGCTATTAAAACGGAAAGTGGAGTAAAAATCCCAGGCAGATGGGCTCTCTTAAATGCCAAGACAAATTCCCTTTTGGGGATAATGTCGGCAGACTATGAAGTTGTTCTCAATTCACAAGTGGCTAAACTTTTTGATGAGGCTTTGAGAGATTATGAAATTGATAAAGTTGGAGACCATCTTGATAATCTACAACGAAGATGGAAAAGAAGGATTATTCTCAAAGGTGAGAAAGTTACTTTTGAGGTGGATAGAGATGATCCTGTAACTATCGTCGTGGAGATATTCAATGGCTACGATGTGAGGTCTGGTTTCGGATATGAGCTTCTTGCGTGCAGAAGTGTCTGTGAAAACGGATTACTGATGGCCAGAAGAAAAATCTTCAAGGAAAGTTATTATCACTTTACGGATAACCCGAAGAAACTCCAGCTTTCCATCGAAATGAAGTTTGACTATTTCAGGGAGAATGTTAAACTGTGGCAGAAGTGGGTCAGGGAAAGACAAACAAAAGATGATTTTATTCTCTTTGTAAATAAGAGGGAGTACCTCTCGGAGAAAATCAAGGAAGAAGTTATTGAAGGATATGACTTGGTAATGTCCAAATCCGGTGTGGATAACAAATGGGGTCATTTTAATATTTTGACTTATCTTGCCACACACCAGACAAAAGCAAGAACTGGTTCACATCTATTTTCGAATAGGTATAAGCTCTTTGAAAGGATGATAGAGGATTACTATACAGAAAAATAATTCACGGGTCGGCTAACGGTAGGCCGTCTGACTTTGGATCAGAAAATGGTGGTTCGATTCCATCTCCGTGAACCATATACACGGGTCATCTAATCGGTAGGATATCTGGCTCTGAACCAGAAAATGCAGGATCGTGGCCTGCCCCGTGTTCCAGTATAGGTAATAGGTACGGGATATTGTCTCACACTCTCACCGTTATGCACATCTCACCGAGCCTGCAGTAATCGTGTGAAAGGCCTATGTCGGACATTGTGATGGGATGAAAAGCTGGCAATCCCGTATTTATTGCCTAAATAATAGGGGGGTTATTTATGGTAACTCCCCGTTTTCTTTATATTTTTTGTTGTTTTTTCTACTTTACAAGTTACTTGAAATATGGTATAATATATCAGTTATACTATAGAAAATAGAAAGGGGCTTTTATGATTTTGAGATTTTCCGACAAGGGTTCTCCGTATGTAGAACTGGATGAACACAATAGGTTCATTTTTTCCAGGCTTACAGCGAATGAGAGGGGAATAAAGTATCTTTTGTATACCAATACTCCCTTGAACAATGATAAACTTACGGTCAGAGCCAGAGATAACTGGTTCACCACAATGTTTTTCAAAAATCCTACAAATGGGAAGGTGAATGGAACAGCGGGAACAAATCTTGGTATTCCCCATTCCTTCAAATCCAATGTCTTTTGGAAGAATGGTACTGTTTCCCTTTTGAGAAAAATGATTGGTAAACATCTTCTCCCTACTGGTGAGTTTCCGGAAACTGCCTTTCCGGCCCTCGCAGAAGATATCGTGAAATATAACAGATTGGCCGATGGAGATAAAAAGAAACTTGCGCAACTCATAAAGGATGAAGAAAAGAAAGAGGGAGAGAAGCCAGGGAAGAAATCTACACAAAAACAGAAAAAGGAGAAAAGGGAAAAACCCAAAAAGGAAAGGAAACAAAAACCGGAAAGGAAAGAGAAACAAGAAAAACCAAAAAAAGAAAAGAAAGCAAAGAAAATTGTAAAGAAAAAGACCAGAAAAGTAAAAGCCAAGGCAAAACCAAAGAAGAAAACCAAAAAGGTTGTAAAGAAAACCAAAAAGGTTGTAAAGAAAACCAAAAAGACAAAGAAGGCCAAGAAGCCCTCAAATAAAAATACAAAAAGAGGTAAACATAAACAGGCAAAATCCAAAAAGATAAAAGCCAAGAAAAAATCGAAGAAAAGATAAATGTGGTGATATATGATGATTTATGATCCTCCTCTCGATGGAATAAAAAGAGTATCTTTGGGTAAGTATGGTCTTTGTTCCAGATGTAAACATTTGAAGGTACAAATAACAAGATTGCATGATGAATGTGTAATCTGTATGGCAAATAATGATAATCGTGGAACTTTACGGCCGAGCCGATATGATCCGGTTGTTATCTGCTCAGATTTCTATCACAAGAACCAACCGGATTTGTGGGAAATGGAAAGGATGGCGACAATAATTGATGTAAATGTAAGAAAGCCCGCGGGTTTTGAGTTGAGCAGCACGGACGAAATAAGAGAAGTAACTGTTAAAAAACCAAAATGTGAGGATTAAAATGAGAAAGCAGAAAGTTGTTGCTTACAAATATGTAGGAATTATTGACCGCTTAAAAAAGGATTTGTCGGGGAGAGAAGATATTTTCTGTCTCCATACAATGACAGATACTTTTGAGCAGACAAGAGCCTTGGATGATCGCCAATTCCCGTTCAAGAGGATTGTGAGGGTAAAAATCACAGAAATGAAATAATTCCTATTTCCACCTACATAAATACAATAAACATTATATAGGTGGGAACAATGGAAAAGAAACCAATAATCGAAAAATGTGTGGGGTGTAAAAAAGTAACAGAGGATGGCTTCTGTAAGGTATATACCAATCCGGAAGCCAAGTGGTCTATAGGGGGTTGTTTTATAGCGACGCATATCTCCAAAGAGAAATCCTTTATGGCCAAGATGATGAACCCGTTGAAAGCATCCAAAAAGATGAAAAGAAAGAAATAGAAAGGAAAGTAAAATGTTGAAAATGCCTGTAATAGAAAAGTGTGGTAACTGTGAAAAGATAAAGGACGGCTTTTGCACGGTGTATGTGAACCCAGCTGGTAAGTGGGCTGTCGGCGGTTGCTTTATCGCCACACATATCAAGAGGACAATGGTTGAGAAGAAGAAAGTCAACCCATTGAAGGCTTCCAAGAGGGGGGCAAGTGTTATAATTCCCCCAATGAAATAAGATAATGGAGAGGTGGATATTTTGGCATATCAAGCGGTCTTGAAAACCGTCGCTTCGAAAGGGGTTGCAGGTTCGAATCCTGTCCTCTCCGCCAAGTTTGGAAGGGAGCCGAATATTGGTTAGTCGGGGCTGCCTGCTAAGCAGTTGATTCTTTTTATAGGGTCTGAGGGTTCAATTCCCTTCCCTTCCGCCAAAAGGTTTATATGTGGAAACGAATTATAAAATATCCGGTGGCAACATTACTGGCCACCATTGCGTATTTTTATACTTGGTTTGAACGCTTTGTAAAAAATAGAGGAAGTATGGCGCCAAAATATTTTGTTGTCTGTGAACATTGTAAACACAAATTCGACTATCTGGAATATCCGGAAGTCGCAATGGGATATAAGTTATGCCCGAAATGTGGTTGGGCAATAGATCAATCCGGCCAGGCTTGGCCTCCACCGGAACAACCACCAATAAGATTTGGAAGCGTGCGATAATTGGTAGTCGGCACGATTGGAGATCGTGTGGGGGTGTGAACAGCATCCCCTGTAGGTTCAAGTCCTATCGCTTCCGCCAAGGGAGAAAGGAGATGGAAACAAAACTAAGACGATATCTAACAGAAACATTCAGGGGTAGAATATTGATGATCTCTATGAAAAGCACGGTGGTCGATTTTCTGAGAGAACATTTTGAAAATATAGTTGACTGTAAATGGACTGATATTGTCTTTGAAGAGGATATATTGATCCGGGGCGAGAGTTTGGGGAGTTATAATTTTGTAATAGTCGGCTACGGGGATCATATTAATATGGCATCTACCGTTATAAATTATTTGAAATTACATAACATAAGATATCTCTGTTACGGAAAAGGCTCGAATGAAACCAGTAAGATTTCTCAGAACTCAAAATTTGAGGAGATGTCAATTCCACAACCTAAAACTATTATTTCTTCAAAAATGAAAACATCGTCCGAGGAACTATTCTCAAAATTGGGTTTGCCGGTTGTGGTCAAGTCTCTTGATACTGCACGAGGAGAAGGTGTGTCAAAGATAGATAAGAGGTTTCAACTTGACAAATTTCTTTCTATGGGTAATAAAGAGGACTTTTTCATATTCCAAGAATTTATACCCAATGATGGGGATATTAGGGTCTTTTTCTTCAGAGGTCAAATACTCTACTCTATAAAAAGAAAAAGTTCCTCGCCAAAGGAATTCAGAAATAATATTTCTTTGGGCGGGAAACAGGAATATATTGACAAACTTCCACCGGAAGTAGAAGATCTTGCTATTAAAGTCGATAGGATATTCAATCTCGATTTCGCCGGGGTTGATATTGTACAGAATAAGAAAACTGGTGAATGGTTGGTATTCGAAATTAATCCCGCTCCCCAATTTTTTGGTGATGAAAAATATGTAATTCCTGTAATCATTGATTATATCAATAGAGGAAATATATGAAAGACATTTTGAAAAATATCATCTATAAGATAACTTATTTTATGATGAATGTTGTCTGGTTATCCCCGTGGGGAAGAGCTATCATTCACAAGGCAGTTGATCTCTATTTATCGAGTGCGCTCTTTAGTGAAAGAGCTAAAATCTTTGGAAAGATGGAAGCGGCCAAAATGTTTTCGTATCGGGAATATAAATTTTTTCGTGATATGGCAATCAGGGATATTTTGTTTTTGTTGTCGATATTTCCCAATCCCTATTGGTCTTTGAGAGAATTGGAAGAAAAGAATTATCCGCATTGCACATATATGAAAGTATAGAAAGGGATGATTATGATACGGGGAGAAATCAGAAAGGTTCTCCAAGACCCCAAAGTACAAGTGGGGTTTGAAATAGAATGTATCTTTCCGTCTGTTTTTCGGAATGAGGGGTTCGAACAGTTAGTAGATAATCTACTATAATCTACTTGACACTACCAAAATCTTTTAGTATAATTGGAGGTGAAGGATGAAACGAGCGATGGTCACACGAGTAACCAAGACTGAGTTTGAACTTGACGACGGGCGGGTTTACCAACACCCGTTTGAACTTGATGAAGTTCCCACCAATGAGGAATTTCAGCGCATCTACAACCATTGGCGAGAACTTTTCGAGAAGGAACTGGATGGCGAGCAAGAGACTAATCGGGATAGCGAAGGCCGCTGAACTTCTTGGCGTTGGAATTTCTACGCTCCGAGCATGGGATGATTCTGGCGCGTTGAAAGCAGAGCGCACAAAAGGCGGACATCGGAGATACCGCATTGAAGATATTGAGCAACTTCAAGGTATCGTTTCAGAAGATGCTCCACCAAATGATTGTGCCGCAATCTACGTGCGGGTGTCGTCTCATGACCAGAAACAGAAAGGTGATTTGGAACGTCAGAAATTGCGCCTGCTTGAATACTGCGCCAACAAGCAATACCGCGTTGGTTATGTATTTGAGGAAACGTTATCTGGTATGAACGACAATCGCCCCAAACTTCATCGGCTATTTGACCTGGCAATTGAGCACAAGATCAACCGCTTGGTCATAGAACATAAAGACCGCCTTGCCCGATTCAATTTTGGAATCTTCGTCAAGTTGTTTGAGAGTCACGGCGTCATTGTTGAGTGGTGTGAGGAAGTTCTACCCAAGTCATACGAAGCGGAACTGGTTGAAGACATGCTGTCTTTGCTCTCGTCATTTTCAGCAAAAATCTATGGTAAGCGTTCAGCCGAGCGCAGGAAGCAGAAAGCTGATGAAAATTCTTAGAGCGTACCGAGCCGAACTCGATCCAAACAACACTCAACGAACTACGCTGTTGAAACACGCTGGCGCTGCTCGCTTTGCTTGGAACTGGGGACTTGCAAGACGAAAGCAGGAATATGAGGAAACCGGTAAGTCCAGCAATGCTATAGAGCAACACCGGCAGTTGAACGCATTGAAAAAGACAGATTTCCCCTGGCTTTACGAAGTTTCAAAAGCAGCTCCACAAGAAGCCCTGCGCGATTTGGACAGGGCGTATCAAAACTTCTTCCGCCGCGTGAAAAATGGTGGTGAGGCTCCTGGTTTCCCTAAGTTCAAATCCCGCAAAAACGGCATTGGCAGTTTCAGATTGACAGGTGCAATCCACGTCACGGAAACACACATCAAGCTGCCTCGGATTGGTTGGTTAAGATTGAAGGAGCGCGGCTACATTCCAACTGATGGTATCCACATCTTGTCTGTTACTGTTTCAGAAGCGGCGGGAGGGTGGTTCGTTAGTGTTCAATGCAAACAAGAGATTGAGACCACTCAGGCGATCGGTGAACCTGTAGGTGTTGATTTAGGTATCAAAGACTTGGCTGTGATCAGTGATGGAACAAGATTCGAGAACCCGAAACCACTAAAGAAGGCACAAGGAAAATTAAGGCGACTTCAGCGCGAGCTATCACGCCGAAAGAAAGGCGGAAAGAACCGAGAAAAAACACGGAAGAAAATTGCTAAAGCGTATCAAAGAATAGCCAACATCCGGCGCGACACACTACACAAGGCGACTTCGGCTATTGTGGCGAAAACCAAGCCAGATAGCGAACGCCCCAGTGTAGTTGTTCTTGAAGACCTGAATGTGTCAGGCATGTTGGCAAATCATTGCCTGGCGCAGGCAATTAGCGATGTCGGATTTGCCGAGTTTCGCAGGCAACTGGAATACAAGACAGTTTGGTACGGCTCCGAATTGATAGTCGCCGACAGATTTTTCCCATCTTCGCGTCTATGCAGGCATTGTGGTTGCATCAACTCGGAGTTGAAGTTATCAGATAGGGAGTGGACTTGCGACTGTGGTGCAATACATGACCGCGACCTAAACGCAGCCATCAATCTCAAGAATTTAGCAGCAAAACTACCGAGAGTTCCTCGGAAAGTTACGCCTGTGGAGAGTGATATAAGACCAACAGCAGTATCGTTGGCAGCCTCTTTGAAGCAGGAACCAAGCGCAGAATCTCATGGTAGATTCTGGTAGGTATTGGAGAACGGTATAAAACGAAACCCGATATATCCAAAATTGCGTATTCCTATTTCAAGGCGCCAAGATTACCATTCGATTATGTAATAAAGGACTATCATCACTATTACAATAAGAAGAAATGGATTATCAAGAGTGATAATAGTGTGGGTGATGCCGGATTGGAGTTGGTTTCGCCTGTTATGCCGCTAAAAGAATATCTTGAGATTTGTCCGTTTATATTTTCTCATATGAAAAAGGTGGGGGCCGTAACTGATAATAAATGTGGTTTTCACTTGGGCATTTCCTTGAAGGATAGAGGATGGTATAATAAGATAGATGTTATGAAATTGGGTCTTTTTGTGGATGAGAACGAGATATATGAGTTCTTTCCGATGAGAAAGAATAATACTTTTTGTGAGAGTGTTCATAAGGACATAAAGAAAGTATTCAGGAAAAGAGTGGGAGATTTCATTGTTGAAAATTATAAAGTGAAGCCCGTTTTCAGCGAAAATCACTATATGGGGATAAATCTACAGCATCTCAAGGGAAAAAACAAGTATATTGAATTCAGATATATCGGGGGCCGGGATTACCACAAGAAGTGGAAGGAAATAAAATATCTGACAGCGAAATTTATTCTGGCTATAAGAAAAGCCTGTGATGAAAATACTGATTATGAATATATCCTGAAGGTTCGGGATTTAAGAAGGGGTAATTGAAATGCCGTTATGTGAGAAATGTAGAAAATTTTATCCGCCCGGATTTGTCGAGAGGCGGCCAGAAGGTAAATTATGTATCTTCTGTGAAAAGGGTGTAGAGGAAATCCGTTACGGAGAAAATAATGAACTGGTTGCTAAAAGAGTGGATATAATTCTTGAGTATCAGAAATATCTTCGATTGGTACGGGAGAAAAATGAAAATATAGAGCTTTTGAAAAGAGGCAAACTGGAAATTCCAGAAAAATTCAGAAAGGAGTGATTTATATGAGGTCGCTGGAAAGCGCGAGGGTTCTTCTTTTGAACGCTGACTACACTCCATTGGGTGTAATCGGTGGTAGGAAGGCGGTAAAATTGATGGCGAAGGGTAAGGTAGAGGTTGTCAAAGCAACTGATATCTTGATCCATAATATGGAAAAGACTGTGAAGTTTCTCTTACCAAAGATCCTTCGTTTGATCAAGTTCATCAGAACCTTGTTCAAAACAAAAGTTCCCTTCAACAAGAGGCACGTTCTTCTTCGTGACAACTATACTTGTGCCTATTGCGGTAAAAGGAGCACAACTCATATGTCACTCGACCACATCGTTCCAAAGGCGAAAGGTGGTAAGTCCACATTTGAGAATGTCGTAACTTCTTGTGTTCCTTGTAACCAGAAGAAGGATAACAGGCTTCCTTCACAGGCAAATATGTTTCCAAGATACAGGGCTTACGAGCCAACCATAATGGAGTTCATCAGGATGCAAATTAAGCGTCTTGGTATGGAAGAAGCCCTGAAGGAATTGGGTTGGTAAACAACGGGGATTGTAATGTGATGGCTGAAGAGGCTCTGTCGAGTGCGTCATACAGTAAGGCACCTCTGCTTGTATGATTATCACATTACAATCCTTTATCTTTATTTACCTCGTATCAAAAATATGGTATAATATATAATAATTTGTGAAAGGAAAATGTAATGGACAATTTGTATACCAGACAAAGTTCTCTTGACCTGAACATCAATCAATCAATCACCGTTGTTGGTTGTGGTGGTATCGGATATTGGGTGGCAAAATTTGCCGCTATGTCCGGTATAGAAAAGATGTATCTGTTTGACCCCGATGCCTTTGAGGAACACAACTTGAACAGGATTGATATTCCGGTGGAGGCTCTCGGTGTAAACAAGGCTCAGGTAACCAAATCGGTTATCAACCGTATCAGGCCAAGTGCAACAGTTCTTGCCTTTCCTTTCATCCTTCAGGAACACACATTTCCCCATTCAGATTGGATTGTGGATTGTACTGACAAGTTCGCCTCACAGCAGACAAACGAAGAAATAGCCCGGAAATTTGGGGCCCGTTATATGAAGGCCGGTTATAACGGTGAGGATATGAGTATACACAATGTTGTAGCGGAGTGGGGAGAGGCACAGGACGGTTATACAATTGTTCCTTCTTGGATTGTTCCGGCTACTATTGTGGCGGCCCTTACTGTCGCAAAAATACTGAAATACAATAACGCTGAGGTAGCAACGACTGTAGAGAAGTTATTCAGATGGAGAAGATAATAATGATTATAAAGAGACTTATCGGTGGTAGGTGGGTTGAACAAAAAATTCCCAACACGAAAATTATACCCCCAGCAACATCCAATGAACCGGATGAATGGGAGACAAAGGTAGAATGTGTTACGGAATGCAGTAAGGCTCCAAAGGAAATAATTGTATACTTTGACCCGATTGTAATGGCCAAGGTCGAAACCCTGATGAAGAAGTATACCAGTAGGGAATGGCTCGGTTATCTGATTGGTAAACCGGATAAACCTCATCATATACTGGATTTGGTCATTCCCGTGCAGACGGCGACCTCGGTTCACATTGATGAAGTGGTTTTTCCCCAACTGGAAGATGGCTACAAGGTTATCGGGGTTATGCACTCCCATCACAATATGGGTTGTGGTTTTTCCGGTACGGACGATAAGTGGATAAATCAGAACCACGATATCTCTGTTCTTGTCACCCATTCTGATATGAAAATCCAAGTCAGGGTATCAGTTCCATGCGGTGCCAAGAAAATTATGGATGCCAAGGCTAAAATAAATTACAATCTTGACTACGATGACGCGGCTTTTATCAAACAGGCTGAAGAGAATATTCGCGACAAGAAATACAGTTCACCAACTACTTATCAGGGTGGTGATAACTGGTATCATCGCTATTGTGGTAATGAGGATGATTATTTTGATGGATACTATGGTATTGGTAGATATAATAATGAAAAAAGACAGCCTCAACCATCTCTTCCGTTGGAAACAGCTGAAAAGGAATTATCTCTGGAAGATGAGCTGATGAAAGAGTTTTTTGAAAATAGTGATGAAAATACATCTACAATCCTGTAAAACTGTAAAATATAGATAAATGAAAGGGGTTATTGATTTGATGGTCATAACCCCTTTTTTCTGCATAAAAAATCATAAATAATTTTGATAATAAAACTTGTATTTTACAAAAATCTATATATTCCTCAACCTCACAAGTAATTTGTATTTTATCACATAATTTTTGGATTGTAAATACGGATGGATTTTTGTATGGAAAAAATGATAGTTTTGGGGGAAGATATATGTCAAGAATAGAAAAGAGGCTCGATGAGGCCAGAAAGATGATTACCGACAGGATGGTGGACAGACTTGCGGCGGGGATCCAAGATTTCTATGAAAAAGAAGCGAAAAAGATTGATGCCAAGATAGTAGCAATGGTTCACAAAGCCAGGAAAGAGCTCGGTCTGAAGAAAACGCCATATCTGGAAATGGATTATTATGGCTCTTTATTTGAACTTGCCAATTCACAGGATGTAAGGCAAGAGTTGAGAAGTATGATTTATGACGAAGTGGAAGATGAGGAATATTGAGGAGAGAATATATGCCAAAAGGACGAGAAATTACAGAAAGAGAGATAGATGATTACGCGGCTGATATTCAAGAGGCCTTTGAAGAAATGGCTCAGGTACTCGATGATAAGCTGGTAAAACTGGTTCACAAAGCGAGAAAACAACTTGGACTTCCAAGAAGGGATATGGAAGTGGGTTATTATGGTTCTGCATACGAGCACGCGACTTCACAGGATGTAAGACAGGCGCTAAGAGATATGATTTTTGATGAAATGGAAGATGAACAGGACGAGTATTGATGAGGCTCAAAAGATATCTCAAAGAAGAGTTTATTGGTACATACAAATATGGTGGGAAGTTTACGGAGGTCTACAGAAACCCAAATCCCAATGAAATAAGGTTTATGCCCACCATATATCAGGAACCAAATCATCCGGAACTTATGGATTGTTCCATCAGGTTTCTTGCCCTCGGCTCAAAACAGAAACTCTTTATATGGGCATCTGAAGGCGGTGTTCATTATTATGTCCTTGAATGGCTAATGAAAAAAGGTGAAATACCGGAGGATGTGTATGGTCAGGAACCGGCCGACATTGTTTCTGGATATGCCTCACCACAGGGTAGCAGGATGAAATTTGAGAGGGGATACGGTCTTGGAACCCGTGGCTACGATATTTCCAGAGATGTATGGCATTGGCTCGGAAAATATTTCGTCAATATACCGCAGCTGATGAATTACATCGAAAAAGAGGGGAAAAAATGAGATTTGAAAATTACCTGATAAATGAGGGTATTTCGAGTATTATAGCCAATCTTCTCAGTAAATTCGCCGGGATAAAGCCTGCTCAGATCAAGTATCAATTGAAGGTCAACTGGTATGATTTCGTTGACGAGATCAGGAAAAGAGGTGATGAAGAGAAGATGATAGATTTCATCAATAAAACTTTTCACCAGAACATCAAGTCTTTGGATGATGTAAATCTTCAAAAACTAAAATTGGCGATGGAAAGAAATAAATGAGATTTTTAAAATATCTTCAGGAAAACTATATCGGAATATACAAATATGCCGGAATGCATACGGAAATATATGAAAATCCCAGCCCAAATGAGATAAGATTTATGCCATCCATCCAGAAGAAAGAACAGCATATTGATCCGGAAGAAACTATCAGGTTCCTCGCATATGCGCCAACGCAACAAATCTTTATATGGAAAAGTGAGGGGGGTATACACGATTATGTTATGGACTATCTTCACTCGAAAAGGAAAATAAGAGAAGCTTGGAACTCTTCTGCTTCGGCCTTTTTGCAGGATATGCAATGCCAAAAGGTAATAAAATGTTCTTTACAAGGGGATATCAAATTTTTGGAGGCCTTCATTATGAGTGGAGTTGGCTTTCAAGATATTTTTCGAATATGAATAAAATCATTTTATATATCAGGGCCAATTCATATGAACAGCCAGGTGATGAGTAATGAGACTTGCTAGTTTTATGAAAGAAAGCATCCTCTCCAAAAGGGGTGATTGGAGCTATGATGAGATATTGAAAGATTTGAATGGGGTTCCGGGCAATGCTCCTGTACTTTGGAAGGGTTGGGGCGCGCCCCCGTCACGCCTAATTGGTCAAGAGCAATCGTATCACGGCGGTGGAAGGGCAGTAAAGATAAAAAATGATAGGGGAGAGATTAACTTCAGAGGTTCCAGTTTGGGCGCCGGCCTTGGTAGTATTACCAAAAAGCTGAATATGGACACACCGCCAGTATTCACAACTCGTTCTTATGTACACGCCATATTCTTTGGAACGCCATATGTTTTTATACCCACCAGTTCTTATGTTACTTGTTATAATCCGGATGTATTTGATTTGATACAAATCAAAGACCCCGAAGAAATAAATTCGGTTCTGGAAAACTATATCTACTACAATAACAAGATGCCTCCGGCTGATGCCAAGGGAGAGGTAATAATATCAACCAAGGAATACTGGTTGGTATCGATTGGTTCATTGATATACGATACCAAGGGGCAGCTGAAAATATTCAAGAGAGCCGAAGATGTAAAAACATATCAGGATGTAAAAGAGGCGATAGTAAATTATCTCAAATATACGGAATGGGTGATATACAAGAATATACAATCCGCACTTGATCCGGAAGCGAGATTGAAAGAATATGAGAGAATGGGTTATCCGAAGGAATGGATTGCAAGGTATGAGAGAAAACTGAGGCAGAAATGAGATTGAAAAAATATTTGAGAGAAGATTATTTGGGCCTTTATAAGCATACCGGAGCGAGAGCACATATATATGAAAATCCAACGCCGGAAGAAATACGGAAAATGCCCGATATCTATTCGAGGACACAGCAATTTCCACAGGCCACTATAAAGTTTATTGCCTTCTCTCCAAATAAGAAAATATTTATATGGTCAGCGGAGGATGAAGGCATCCATTCCTGTGTTCTTGAATATCTTCAGAGTATTGATAAAATACCCACAGATGAGTGGGGAAGAGCGCCAGAAAGTCTATTTTCCGGATTTGCTTCAATAGACGGTGATAAAATGAAATTCGAATGGGGCCTTGGTTACAGTATGAGAGACTACGAAGGTATTCAGGAAGAGGGATGGGAATGGATAGAAAAATATTTCAGTAATATGGACAGGATAATGGCATACATTTCGAATTTCGGTGAATTCAATAGATTTGAGGCCAGTAAAGATAAATGAGACTACAAAAGTATCTTCAAGAAAAATATTTGGCTACATATAGAGGCAAAGAAGATGAATGGTCTGTTGCTTCTTTGGGAAACAGACTTGGTGAAAAATATCTGGAAGTATATATCAATCCATCTTCACCCGAAGTAAAAAATCTTGTGAAATCCTCGGGCATCAGAAAATTCAGATTTCTTTCAGTTCCATCAGAGAAAAATCTTATAATCTGGCCCTACCCAGCTGCCATACATTATACTATGTTCAAATGGTTACAAAAGAAGGGTTATATAAAAGCCGCCCGCGGGCCTTCCGGCCGGATGCCGATTGGAACCTTGCCATATATAGAGGGATTTATTACGGCAGATGCCAATGGTCGAATGGAAATAGATGAACCAGCGGAAGGACAAAGCTGGGTTAATTATAATTTCAGGATATCTGTAGATTATCTCAAAAAGTATATAAGTAATTACGATGAATGGATGGACGAAGTGGAAAAGGAATATCATCATTACGGGTATGAGGGCGAATTTCAGAAATGAGATTTCTAAAATATCTTCAAGAAAAGTATTTGATGTCATTGGACGCGGATCCCTATTTCGAAGAGGAAAGGTTGGCTGTATATGTGAACCCCGATGTGAGAGATATGAACCAGTTCAGATTGAACGGTATGAGATTTATCGCAGACCAGTTCAAGAAAAATCTTTATGTATGGGATGAGGAAGTTGAAATTCATGCGTGGATGATGGCGAGACTTGTCAAGAAAGGCCTTATACCGATTACACACAAGTCGATTGCCGGCCCGTTGTTGACAGGAATGTGTCAGGTAAGCGGGCCAAAGATGATAATAACGGATATATTTGTTGACAAGGATATAAGAGGTAAGGAATGGAATTGGCTCGATCAGTATTTCAGTAACAGAAAGGAAAAACCTTTCCGTAAATAGGGAAGAATATAGATGAGATTTCAGCAGTATCTTATAGAAGAAGAAAAATATATATTGGAGTTGACATATGAAGAATATTGTGGAATACTCGACAATATATATTTGAATGAGGGGGCTATTGATACAGCGAAAAATATAGCATATGGTGTTTTATCCGAAATAAAAAATATAATCAATGAGATTTCAAAACTTGTCAACATAAGTATCGAGGAAATTTTGAAGGCGTTCAAAGACAGGCAGTTTTTCTCTCTTTTGAAAGCATTTCGTTTCAGTTTCAAAAATATGTTCAAAGTATTGGCTTCGCTATCCAATGTGATGAGTGCCTCTTTGTTTGCTGCTTTCAGAGAAATACACAAACTGAAATTATTTCAAAAATTGCTGCCACGATTGATGAAATTTTGAACAAATATCCGGTTTTGAAAAAGCTGGGGGGGCCCCCGATGGCTGCCCTGATGCTGTTTATTTGGATAAATTATACATTTTTATATAGTATGGATTTTGATTATGATGTTGGTGATATTATTGATGCGCTTGCGGGAAGGTATTCAATAGAGGATTTCTTGGGTTCTCCGCGAGCTTTGATGAACATCTCATTATTGTTTGTTGGGTTTTCAACTGGAATTTCTTTTGTATGGATGTCCTCAAAATTGATGAATTTGGTTTTAGGCGTTTTATATACACTTTTTTTCAAATCAGGTAATAGCCAAATACTTTCAAATCTAAAATCTGTAATACAGACGGGTGGATTGGCCAGATGAGTATAAGAAGAAATTTACTTTCCGAAGCAGAGCAGCTCAGACAATGGATGGAATATTATAATTCCGAGCCTATTCTCCGCGGTGCTGTTTCTGTTCTGAAAAAAATAACATCGAAAGGATATGCAGCCTATATTACTGGTGGTGCTGTCAGGGATATTGTTCTTGGAGACAAACCGAAAGATATCGACATCGCGACCAATATGCCGATGGACGAGCTCGCTAAAATCTGGAAAGTATATGACATTGGTAAATCAAAAGAGTTTGGTCTGGTTGTAGTGAGGGAAGGTGGTTTCAGTTATGAAGTGGCACAGTTCCGTGAGGATGGAAAATACAAGGATGGCCGAAGGCCGGACACAATAAAAATCGTAGGTTCATTTGAGGCTGATGCCGCAAGAAGGGATTTCACTATCAACGCAATGGCGGTGGATGCAGATGGAAATATCATAGATTATTTTGACGGAATGAAAGATATAAAGAACAAGGTTATCAGAACGGTTGGAAATCCTCACGACAGATTTGGTGAGGATTATTTGAGGATTATGAGAACCGCACGGTTTGCCTCCCGCCTTGGATTTGCCATAGACCCAAAGACAAAAGAGGCTGCCACAGAGCTGGCAGGAAAGGTGAAAGGTCTGGCCGCCGAGAGAATAAAAGATGAAATCTTCAAAGCCGCGAGTTCCGGTGGTGATAAGTTTGCAAAGTATCTCACCTATCTTGATGAAATGGGCATACTGGAAATTGTTCTACCGGAGATTGCTAAACTGAAAGGTATGCCGCACGTCAAGGAGTTCCATCCTGAAGGTGATGTATGGGAACATATTCTGGCGGCTCTGGAAAACAGCCGGAGTAAAGACCCCCTCGTAAATCTTGCCATTCTTCTCCACGATGTCGGTAAAGGTATTACCCTCGACTACAACGAAAGGGGCCCGATATACTACCAACACGCTGAGGAAGGCGTCAAACTGGTAGATGATATCGCTGACAGATTGAGGCTGAGCAACAAGGAAAGGGATGCAATTCTTTTTGCCGTAGCAAATCATATGAAGTTCCAGAAAATCATCGGTATGAAACCGAGCAAGATTGCCAAACTGGTGGGCGATGAAAACTGGGATGTTCTGGTTGCGGTGGCGAGAGCTGACGAGTTTTCCCGTGGTGAGAAGTTTATGGCGAGAGATGATTTTGAGAAAATTGTTGATCTTGCCGTGGAAATAAAGAAGAAATGGGGCCAGAAAATGGTCAACCACATTATGAAAGTGGTGGACGGCCATAGGGTTATGGAACTGACAGGACTATCCCCCGGCCCACAAGTAGGAAAGATTATCAAGAAGGCGACAGAGTGGGCGATAGACAATAATATCCAAGATCAGGATGAGATTGATAAATATATATTGAAACTTCACGGCGGGGAGAAGAAATGAGCAGGTTTTCCATTTTCGTAAACAATATGAAACTGATGGAGTTTCCGGAGCTGAGACAAGCCTATGATTACGACTGTGGTGCTTCTGTATTGCAATCAATTCTCTTTTATTATGGAGAGGAATATCGCGAATCGGATATTATAGAAGATTTGAAAGTCGATCCAGACATTGGCGCCGAGCCTGCAGATATAATCAGGGTGGCGCGAAAGTACGGTTTGAGGCCTCTGGAAAAAGAGAATATATCTATTGATGAATTGAAGTCATTTGTTGATAGTGGTGTGCCAGTAATGATTATGGTTCAGGCTTGGCCAGATACTCCTGTGGATTGGAATGAAGAATGGGATTGGGCCCATTGGGTTGCCGTAATAGGATATGATGATAAAAGGATTTATTTTGAAGATCCCGCATCATCCAAGAGAACCTATCTGACATATGATGAACTGGATGCAAGATGGCACGCTTATATCGATCAGGAAAATAAATCCTGGCATTATGGTATAATAATGTACGGGAGACAGACAGAATATAGGCATACGAATATGGAGCATATGGACTGATGAGGTTACAACATTATCTTGTAGAAAGCAAACCGATTGGTTCAAAGCAGAAAATGTTCCAGAAGAAGTTTGAGGGATGGTTCAAAACCTTTGATCCTGAAAAACAAGTGATGATAGCTGGTGGTAGGAAAGGAAGATATCCGAATATTGTTCCGAGATATTATTATCATAGACCACCCGGCGGAGAAGAAGTAGGTAGAGGAGCAAAGGCGTACAAGAATAGGAGCGCGGACGGGTCACAAGAGGCGATGGATAGTGATTTCGGTGTCAAGGTTGACAAAGTTATTTGGCTGTCACCAGACCCCTATTCATATGGTAAGAATATGCTGAAAATAGACCTTGCTCAACTTGACCCGATGAATATGAGAACGACGGGTCAGGCCGAAGGAAATGTTTGGCACAAAGGAGATATTCCAGAGAGGGCGATAGTGAGATGAAACTGAAAAATTACATAACGGAAGCAATTTATACTACTCCATTGAAAGACGAGGCGGTGATATTGAAGATGTCGGAGAAGCTTCTCGACTTTCTTGAAAAAAAGGAAAAGAGTTATTCCAATAGTAGCACAAGCCTACAATATAAGGATTATTGGGATGAATATGATGAATACAGTTTGAAGTTTTATAGAGAGGCAATAGGATGTATTCGGGATATAAAAGATCCCCTCGAAAGATTGATCACACTCTATAAAGAAGTTGTTGTAAAAGCAAAAAGAGGAAGAGGTTTGACAGACTGATATGACAAAGTTTGACGAATTTTTTTATAAAGATGTTCTGGTGGAGGCAACGAATAGACTATCACAGACCGACAAAAATATGTTGAAAACATTCATCCGGAGCCCCCGTAATACAACCTACACATTGAAATCATTTTCAAAAGACCATACGGAAGAGGAAAGAAAGATGGAAGTGGTATGGAAACCACCACAAATCCTCTTTTTCTATAACAAAGATTTCTACGATGTCACAAACTATTTTGTAGATTACTGTGATGATACGGGCTTGGAGTTCGAATCCGACTTTGAGCGCCGCACCAACTCACAATATTTTTATATCTGGAAAGAAAAGAAATAATATGTTATTCAAGAACTTTTTACAGGGCAATTTTTTTCAGGGTGAATGGATCTCGTCCGGAAATTTCGAAGGCGTGTTTATAGCCCGCATTTCTCAAAATCAATCACTCATTGCGGGATATAATGACAGAGAAAAGAAATATCTCAAGGTCGAAAATAGCACGATGAAGAAAAGTAAAGGCGGGGATAATGAACTTCTTTCATTTGCAAAAAGACATATTCTCTGGCACCACAAGGAAAAGTTTGATAAGAGAGGAAGCAGAGATAAAGAAATCAAACAAATGACGGAAAAGCAGAAGAACCTTCCTCAAGAATAATATCCTCAACTTTGAAACCCTCGGCGATATAATGACGCTCCCTCTTTATTCCGTGATCCCTCAAATATTTACAGTTGTCGAAAATATCGAATATATATGCCCCGTCCAGTTTGTCGGAATGTTTCCTCAAACTTCTCCCGATTGATTGAAGAACCCTTATCTTGCTTTTGAAGGGGCTGCCGAGGATGACATATTTCAATGAGGGAATGTTGATACCCATTTGAAATATTCCATAGGTCGCAATCAGTATAATGTCATTTCTCTTTTCACATTCCTTTCTCCAATATTCTCTGTCCTCGACTTTTGACTTACCGTACAGAAATACAATTTCCCTGTCATCAATCGGATTTTTTTCGAGGAATTGTTTCAATAGTATTCCTTCTTTTTCTACACGGTGAACCAGTATAAGAATATTTTTATCTACAGACTTGATTATTTCCCTGATGACATCCAATCTGAAACCGTTTCTGAAAACGATATCCTTGATTTCATCGTATGTACCTTTGAAATTTCTCTTGTAATGTATACCAACGAACTTGACATTGCATTTACTTATGTATCCCTCATCCCCAAGTTGTCCTGCCCCGTACTCTCTCAATATCGGCCCAAGATAGGATTTGATGTTCCACATATCAATTTTTGGCGTAGGTAGTGTTCCTGTAAATCCAAGGCGGTAATCCGCATTCGTGCATTTGCTGAGGATTTTTTTGATTTCGTGGGCTCTCGCTCCGTGTGTTTCATCACATATTACACAATCAAAGCCCGGAAGAAGATCGTGGTTTCTACTCAAAGTTTGCCAGGTAGAAATGACAACCCTTTTACCGAACTCCTTGTATTTTTCAAAGACCCTTCCCAAGTCTTTTTCCTTGAAAGAACCGTACTCCAAAAGGTCACCGTAAAATTGTTCTACGAGGGAAATGGTTGGAACAATGATCAGAACTTTCTTTGAAAGGTTGTTTTCAAAGAGAGTTTTTATAATGTAAGATATAATCAGGGATTTTCCGCTTGCCGTTGCAGATCTTATTATTCCTCGCTTGTATTTGAGAGCCGATTTGATACAATCGTCCTGATAATAGTGTGGTTCGAGAGAGAGATTATATTCTGGCTGAATATTGGTTCCACGAAAAAGGTTCAATACATCCTGCTCTATTTTCAATTCGACTTCGGGATAATACTTCTTATGGAACTTTATGAAGTCGGTCAGTAATCCATATGGAATGGTTTTTTTCGAGAGATTTAGCATCGAAACCTTGCCATCCCATCCGCTGTGTGTGAAGGCCGGCATAAATTGGTATCCCTCGACATATGCCGAAAAATGATCTCTCACTTCACGCAGATATTTGTAATCATCCGTATTGATCTGGATGTTCAGAAAATCGTGTTTACAAATTGTGACCATTGGATTATAATAGACCTTGTTTCATACCTTCAACGAAGGCTTTCATTTGCCAACCTTGATTGTTTATGGCATCAGAACACATTTTGTAGAAGTCAACTCTCCATTGTTGTTTTCTCAGTTTTTCCTTTGCTTTCAGGAGGGTGGGGTCTTTTGGAAGATAAAACTTTTCTATTTCGTATTTTGTCAGCTCTTTATCGTAATTGAATTTGTAGAAGTCATATCTTGTACCCTGTATTTTATCTACAACTTCCAACATTTTATCCATCCGGGCCCTTTCCTTGTAATAGAGGTCATTATATTGGAGTAAAAGAAATGGTTGATTTCGGATTTTTTCCTGTATATCGAGTTCTGAAAACTGGACTTGCTTGTCTATCGGGTGTAAATTATATAATTCTTTCCAGATTTTATCCCTTTCTACAACTTCACCTTGGGCCAAATCATTGTTATTATTCATTGAAGATCCTCTTGTATATGTATTTATACTATTATAACATATTGTATTTCAAGTGTAAACTTCTATTTACAATCAAGCCAAATTGTGGTATAATACAGTAGATAAAATGTGGAGGCGTTTTATGAGTATAAACATAAAAGCAATGGCCGTTGTAAAGGATACGGATGGAAGCTGGAACCTTGGAATTTTGAGGAAGAACAAATTCAATTTTTTGAAAAAAATCACCAAGGTTGATGATGTTCCAAATATCAAAAATTATCTTACTCTCAAACAATATTTGAGATTGCAAGGCAGAGCGAGCACCGTTGCAAAGGAAATATTGGACGAGCTTGATGTGGAAAAACTTTTCATTTTACCCAAATCTTATGAAAAGGTCTATCCAATTTCTCTCGAAAAAAATAAGAGCCTCTGTAATCTTTGTAAGCATAATTGTCAAATGTCCAAAGATCAGATAATATATAAGTGTAGCCAATTCGAGCAGGTGAATTGATGGATTCGAGATTTCTTGAAAAAGTCATATTGAAAGGTTGTATGGTTGACAAGGGATTTCTTGCGACTATTACATCCACATTTCGAACAGAGTATTTTGATGATCCCGTAATATCGGAGATTTTCACTTTTCTGAAGTCTCATCTGGAGCAGTATGACAAAATCCCACCGAGGGATGCCATCAGGGGTTCCCTTTCTCATCACGATGATGAGATTCGGGAAATATTCTCCGAGATGGACGCTATTGATTTCGATATCGCGAAGAACTGGGATTATCTTCTCAAGGAATCGAATGAATATCTCAAGGATAAAGCCGTCAAGAGAGCCATTCTCGATTCCGTTGATGTTATCAATAGTGGAAAGATAGAAGAGAGAGGAAAGATAAGAGAACTGGTCGAGGCTGCCCTGGCGAAAGATTTGAGGATAGATATCGGTCTTGACTATTTTGAAATGCTCGGGGAAAGATTGAAGAGGATTTTCACTACATCCTCAAACAGGATAAGAACATATTTTCCCCAATTCGATGAGTATCTCAATGGTGGGTTCCCACCATTTACATTTTCGGTAATTGTGGCCCGTGTTCACGGGTTCAAATCAAATACCCTTGCCAATATTGCTGCCCGCCAAGTTCTTCACGGTCATAATGTATTTCTCTGTACATTGGAAATGTCAGAGGATGCTTTCGCACAAAGATTTGACAGTATCTTCAGTAACCTTGATATCAACAAGATATATACTCTTGAGGCGATGAAGAGCCAATTGATATCCAGATTGAGAAAGATAAAGAGTGAAACCCCTCAACGAGGAAAACTCGTCATCAAACAATTTCCAACCGGCGAGGCCTCTGTTCAGGATATAAAAAGGTTGATAAGGGAATGGATTATCAGGGGTGTGAAACCAGATATCATCTACCTCGACTATATCAATATAATGAAACCCACCTATTCAGGTAAAGACAATCTCTATTCTGATGTCAAGAGGATAGCCGAGGAATGTAGAGCGATGTCATTCCAGTTTGAATGTCCGGTTGTTTCTGTTTCACAATTGAACAGGGAAGGCTCGATGATTGCTTTTGATGAAGTTGATTTTGTCTATATCGCAGAAAGTATGGGGGTTCCGGCAACCGCAGATTTTATGGCAATCTACGGCGTGGATGACGAGAAACTGATTTATGAGAGTGAACTGCATTATAAGATTGTGAAGAACAGGATTGGTGGTCGAGTTGGGGAAGTGGACAAATTTTATTACGATACTCGCACATTGAAGATGTACGATACTTCCGAGCTTGAACTGTGGTTGGAGGACGCGAAGGAAACTGGTGATGAAAGAAAAGCCGTCCTGATTGGTCAGGAAAGAGGCCAGAGGAGCAGGCGATGAAAAAACGATGGTGGGAAAAAAGAGAAAGGAGAAGTTTGAGTATGTGGCCTTTTGTTTTATTGACAATATTTTTGATAACCCTCAAAGTCTTGGGTTTTATTGGGTGGTCTTGGTGGTGGATATTTGCTCCGATTTGGGTTCCGCCCGTTCTTGGTCTTGTGTTTCTCATATTTTGTGCTGTATTGGTGATGATACTTGATGGATAAAAAACAACTACGAATGTTGTCGCTTCTCGACAATATGATCGGGGAGTGTAAAAAATGTTCTCTCTTTCAGAATGGTGGGGCGAAACCCTATTGGGTATCTTCCTCCCGTTTTGCGATAATAGGTGAGGCTCCGGGCTTCGATGAAGTCCGTGAGAACTCACCTTTTGTCGGAAAGGCCGGAAATATCCTTTGGGATGCAATGAAAAGAAACGGCCTTTCCAGAGAGGATTTCCTGATTATCAATTCCGTAAATTGCAGGCCTGTGGTGGGAAATAAGAATGGAAAACCATCGAATGAACAGATGGAACAATGCTGGCCGTGGATAAGAAAATATTTGAAGGTTTTGAAACCGCGGGCCATATTGATTTTGGGTGGGTACGCCCTGTTTACAATTCTGGGCGAAAGTGATATAATGAAACATAGTGGAAAAGAAGTACACAGCAGGGAATTTGATTGCCCCGTGGTGATTTCTGTTCACCCGGCCTTTACGATTTATAATCCGTCGAAGGGCGAACAACTATTGAAAGAGAGTATTGAGAAATTCAGAGGATATAATGATTGAAACATTTTTTGATGTGAAGGAAGATAAAATTGAGGACTGTGATTTCCTTCCATTGTATACGACACTTGAAGTTCCTGATGAATTGAACCCATTGTGGCCAATAGTCAGGGATATGTCTGAAAAGGAATTTGAAAAGTACGCAGAAAAACTGCGTATTTTCTTTTTGGAGAAGTATGAGAAGGAACATTATCCGGTTGGTGCAGGCTCCGCCTCTCTTGAAGAAATAATTACCAGATTGAGAAAGTTTCACGGGCTCAACCCGAATAAACCTGACATATATTTTGAAGAGGATGGCAAGAAAATCCTCAAGGGGTACAACGCCTGGTCAACTGTTATAGACCATTGGTTTCCAGAAATGATGGATGTTCCCATTACCCGTGGAATAAATCAGCAGACACCATCTGTAATAGACTTGTTGAGAGATAAACAAGTCTATATGAAGAAGATGAAGAGGATGTTGTGGAAAGATAAACTCAATGGATGGAGAGACAACCCGAATAAACCCGTCTGGCCCACTCTCAAACAATCAATCAGAATGGGTTCCGGAACACAGCCAGTTTCAAATATAAGATGCCCCGTGGCAAAATGGATATATCAACATTTTATGTTGAAGATGTCTCCCTGTGTAGAGGAGGAAGAGATAATTGTCTTTGACCCGTCAATGGGGTGGGGCGGTAGATTGATTTCATTTCTTTCGGCTTCTTCCCAGCTAAGAAATAAAAGGTGTGTATATATAGGAACAGACCCCAACTCGGCGATATACGAGAGGTATGGGATGATAGAAAAGTTCTGGAAGAAATTCATTGACCCTTCCTGCACCGCCGAAGTGTATCCAATTTGCTCGGGTTCCGAGGATTTTGATAAAACAGACCTATTTGAAAAGTACAAAGGTAAGGCGGTTTTGGCTTATACCTCACCACCATATTTCAATCGGGAAAGATATAGTGATGATGATGCACAGTCATATAAGAAATTCAATTCCTACGAAGCGTGGAAGAATGGTTTCTTGAAAAAGACAATGCAGAATGTCCACGAATTTCTGATGCCCGGTGGTTTCTTTGTCTGGAATATTGCAAACATAAAATTGGCGAAAAATAAATATCTCAAAATGGAAGAGGATTCCGCGTCCTTGGCAGAGAGTGTTGGGTTTCAAAATCGTGATATGATACATATGCTAATGAGATTTACTATAGGACGAGATAACAACCTTGAGGATATCTCTGCCCGTGGTACAATGAATACTGTAAGATGTGAAGGTAGAGTGAACAAATACGAGCCAGTATTTGTATTTCAGAAAAAGAATGGGTGATTTTATGGCAAAAAGAAAAGAGAATATCAGAATTATATTGAATGGAAATTTTTATACCACTTGTGATGACTTGAAATCTGTCCTTTCATCAACACTATCTATCTGGTATCCAAAAATACAATTTGTATCGGCGGAAACTATTCGTCATTGGATACAGGAAACACTTTTGATGGTCGAGGAATTGATGGACGTAAAAGGGGAGGCGCGGGTCAAGAGACAAATAACGAACATCAAGAAATATCTTGACAGGGAATTGACACAACCCCAGCTGGTAAAGTTTTATACGGATATTATTATGGCGGGTGAAGGCCTCTCAACTTTATCAGGTTTTGGTATAGCGAAAACTTCCACGACAGCTGGGAAGAGAAGTGGCAAAGCGACTGCAGGCCTGAATGCCGAGAGGATATCGTTATACGAGATTGAATAATGTTCAAGAATGTATATTACAATACAAAATCATCCACTATTCACCTTTGGGAACAACTCAAAGGTGAAAATTTTTATACAGAAATTCCTTGGGTTCCATATGTGTTTTTCCCGTATGAAAAGGGTGATGTAAAGACAATAGACGGCCAACCCGTTACCAAAAGGCTGTTCCGATCTTATTCGGATTACTTTGCCTACCTGAAGGGCAAGGACAATATATTTGAGGACAGGGTAAGACCCGAAATCCAATTTCTTGCCGAGAGATATTATGGTATACCGGAAAATGAAATTGAGGTTCCAAAACTCAAGAAGTATTTCTTCGATATGGAAGTTGATAACAAAGTTGGGTTTCCTCATCCGGAAGATGCCCGTGACCCGATTTGTCTCACATCCATTTATGATAGTGATACAGATACTACAACTGTATTTGGCTTGAGGGATTACAGGAATGGGAAGTTTTCCAAGGAAAAGTATGTGAGGTATATCAAGTGTGAAAATGAGAAATCCCTCTTGACAAGGGTACTGAATTTCTTCCACAAATTTCCCTGCGATGTTATCTCCGGTTGGTCTATATCAAATTTTGACATTCCTTATCTCATAAACAGGGCCAAAAGAATATTCGATGACCCACGAATGTTTATGAGGATATCCCCAATTAGCGATGTTCAAATATGGGAATCGAAGAGTGGAATGATGAACATAAACATCTCCGGCCTGACCATACTCGATTATATTGACCTTTATAAATGGTATTCCCCCGTAAAACTTGAAAGATATTCTCTCGATTTTGTTTCCAAATATGAATTGGAGAAAGGCAAGGTAGACTATTCACAGTACAAGGATATCAGGGAATTGTGTGAGAAGGATTGGGATTTATTTGTGGATTACAATATAACGGACTCTCTTCGTGTTTTCCAGCTTGACAGAAAATTGAATTACATAGGTCAGGTTCAAGCACTTTCACTTCTCACAAAAAGCCCGATGAAATACTATGATGTGATGACGCAGCTCATTGAAGGCTTGTTGTTGACACATTACAGGAGAAATGGATTGTGTGCCCCGAAATTCATTGGGGGTCAGCAGGAACCATTTGAGGCGGCATATGTCAAGGAACCACAACAAGGTAAATACGAGTGGGTTGTTGATTTGGATATTGCTTCATCTTATCCCACGGCTATAATCACATTGAATATGTCACCGGAAACATATTATGGCAGGGTGCTCGATATGACAGAGGATACCGTCATTCAATATGTGAGACAGAGAAGTTTTCCCGATTTCAATCTTCTCAAGGACGGGAAAAAGATAACATTTTCAGGTAAGAGACTTGAGGCCTTCAATACAGCCATCGAAAAGAAGTTGATAAGTATCGCTCCTTGTGGTTCGGTATTTTCGACAAAGACTCCCGGCGTGCTCGCCCAGATTGAAAAGGATGTTTTCAATAAGAGGCGCGACATCAAGAACAATATGATAAAGATGAAAAAATCTTTATCCGAATTGAGGGATGATAACAAAAAGAGGGCAGACGAGAGGATAAATCAATTCGATTCACTACAGAACGCACTCAAAATCCTACTCAATGCAGTTTTTGGTGTTACGAGTGTTCCCTATTCCCGTTATTTCAATGTGAACATATCAGAGGCAATTACATCCTGTGGTAGACAAACCATCAAGGCCGGGGAGAGGTATGTAAATGATTTCCTGAATAATCCAGATAAAGATGTAAAATTGAAGTCTTTTCTCGAAAAATATAAATAGATTATATAGCATATATACATTTTGGTTTCTTGTATGTCAATAATTTATAAAATTACAAATAAAATAAATGGTAAATTTTATATTGGAAAAACTGTAACAAGCCTCGAAAAAAGAATGTCATCACATAAAAAAGATCGTAGAAATATAACTCCACTTACAAGGGCCATTGATAAGTATGGCTGGGAAAATTTTGATGTTGAAGTCCTTTGGAAAGGGAAAGTTGATGAGCTAAACGAAAAGGAAATTTCCTTTATAAAGGAAACGAGGGCAATAGAATTGGGATATAATTGTACTGAAGGCGGTGATGGTTGGATGCCGGGCGAAAGGCACCCATTTTTCGGTAAATCACGGCCCGATGATGTGAAGAAAAAAATTAGCGAAACAAAGAAGAGGGGCCCCCACCCAACGAGGGGTAAAAAATTACCCCAATGGTGGATAGATAAATGCAAGCCAGGATGTGGGGAATTACATTGGAATAGTAAAAAGTATATCATCATTTCACCGGCCGGCATTGAATATAGAATAAAAGGATTGATAGATTTTTGTAAAAAACATAACTTACAACAAACCTTGATGTCCTCGGTTGCTGTGGGAAAGAGAAAACATCACAGGGGTTGGAAATGTTTTTATGATAAAGAAAACTGATTATGTTTTATACGCTGATACTGATTCCCTGTTTATTTCGACGGGCAAATTCCTTTCTGATAATGGAATTGATGTATCGAGATATAGTGATGATGTTGCTATAAAGATGATACTTGAACTGGGCTCGATTATAGAAAATTATGTGAACGAGACTTGTTATCGGGAAGTCCAGAGGAAAATGTATAACTCCGCAGTTACCGATTTCAGGATAAAGTTCAAACAGGAAATCGTGGCTAAGACAGCTCTCTTCGTGAAGAAGAAGAAGTATGGTTACTGGTCTGTCAATGAAGAGGGTGCCCCAGTTGACAAGATAAAGGTTACTGGTCTGGAAATTATCCGGTCTGACACACCGGAGGCCATCAGGCCGAGATTGAAAGATGTGATGGAGATGATCCTCCGCGGCGAAACGGATGAGAACATCCTGAAAAAGATAGAGCAGTACAAGAAGGAATTGAAGGGGGTTTATCCGGAAGAGATTTCAGTCAACATCGGAGCAAGTGATATAGAGAAATTTGTGAAAGCAGATGGAGAGATTGAGAAGGGAACTCCATTCCATTTGAGAGGCATAAATAATTACAGGAAATTACTCAAGCACCTCAAACTTGAAAAAAAGTATGAGGACATTTATAGCGGGGCAAAGGCCAAGGTTGTGTATCTCAAGAGAAATGCCTTGGGTCTGGATGTCATATCCTTTTTGAGATGGCCCCACGAATTTGACAAGGTTGTCCAGATAGATTACGACAAAATGCTGGATAAATACTTCTTGTCCAAGATTGAGATTTTACTGGAACCTATGAATAAAAAGGAATTACTTTCTGGCTCAGCTGGTGAGGGCTTGAATTTATTTTTTGGTGAGTAGAGATGAAGAGGAAAACAAAGAAAGAATCACAGGAAGTTCATTTTATTATTGATCCACAGGAGATAATGAAGGAGATGGGGCCCCCGAAAACAGCCAAGAGAATGGACAGGATTATCTATATCGTGGGGAACCTTGACGAAAATCTGGCAAAAGATATAAATGAAAGATTGTTGGATTATCAATCTGATGCCCCATTGAAAGAGATTACATTGATACTTGACTGTTACGGTGGTGAAGTTGATAGTATGTTTTCCGTAACGGATATGATGAACATCATTGTATCCCCTATCAGGACAATCTGTATAGGAAAAGCAATGTCGGCGGCCGCCTTTATTTTCATAAACGGTAAGAAGGGAAGAAGGTTTATGACCCCACATTCCAGATTGATGTTCCATCAGATAAGTTCCTGGCACGGGGGAACACTTGCCGATGTGGTCATTGATACAGAAGAGATAAAGTTTCTACAGGGCCAGATGATTGAGGAAATTGCTTCAAGATGTAAATTGTCGGCAGAAGATGTTACGAAACTGATTGACAGGAATAAATATCTGCGTCCGGAGGAAGCAATAAAACTTGGAATGTGTGACGGTATTGTGAAAAGGTTGAGCTAATCTTTCGTGAACACATGCTTTCTGCGAGGATTGATTATCAGATTTGCCTTACGAATGAAGTTTCTATTCATCAATAGATAAGTCTTTCTGTCACCCCTGTAATTCAGGGCAAATCTCATCCTGTAAGTTTCACCTCTGAATTTGACATCCAACCAGATTACCGGCCTGTCTACTGTTCCAGTTTTCAGTCCACCAACCTTGATGGTTCTTTCACTTTCAAGTTCACTTGTGATTTCCTTTCCGTTGAATAGCCAAGTAACTTTATTTCCATCCACCTCATATTCCTCGGCGTGAATGACACAGAAAGAGCCGTTACCTGTATCAAGTTTGGCTTCTACGGGCCCGATGCCTTCCAGTTCCATTGTCTCAAGGTAGCCACACTCTATTGGCCTTCTCGACCAGTTTCTTTTGTCCAGAAGGTAATTGACCACCTTTGTTACAACCGATTTTCCCGTGGCCTTTTCAATCCCCTCTGTGCCGGGCGATGAATTGACTTCGAGGACAAAAAGCTTTTTGTCCTTCTTGTTTCTCATTATATCGACACCACACCAAGTCGCCCCCACGGCTTTCGAGGCCGCGATGGCGAGTTCAATTTCGTCATCCTGTAACTCCACTTTTTCGACTTTACCGCCGAGAGAATAGTTGGAGCGGAAATCTCCCTTTATTTTTTTCCTCTTCATTGCCGCGATGACTTTATCTCCAAGAACGTGAACACGGAGATCATAGTCAGCCTCAAGAAATCTCTGCATAATGATTTCAACACTATGATTTATTTTCCAGATGGCTTGCAGGGTTGATTTCAATCCTTCCCAGCTGTCTGCGACAAATACACCGACGCCTTTTGAGCCAGTCAATGTCTTGAGAATGACAGGGAACCTTCTTCCCATTTTCTTGAACGCGATTTCCAGACCCTTTTCGTTATTGACAATGGCTGTTTTGGGCGTTGACACTCCCGCATCCGCAAGTACGAGAGCTGTTCTGTACTTGTCAGCACATTGTTCAAGTGTCAATCTGTGATTTACACAAAAGATATTATGTCTCTCGATTTGGGAAAGAAGGTCAAGGCTTGATTGTGACTTGGTGACGCTTCCTCTCACGATAACAACCGTGTCTTGAGAATTGATTTCGAAACCCTTATCATCTTCAATATTGTGGATATAAACTTTTCCGTTCTTTCTGGAAATATATCCATCCTCAGCAAATACGACATAACAGGGCACACCTTTTTTATCACAAGTTTCCTTGATAACTCTGGCCGTCCTGATCAGTTCATTTTCACCATTTGGTTTTCTGCCAGTAAGAACTACAAATCTTACTTTGTCTATATTCTGTTCAATCAGATATTGAATGAGATGTGCCATTTTGGAATAATTCCTTCATCCTTTTTTTGCGTCTGCGCCAATTTTTGGTGGCTTCCCTTCTTGTCATACCGTAATCGTGCTTTACAGGATCCTGTAATATTTGTTTTGTTGTGGGTGACCCACCAGCCGAACCCCAACCACCAGGCATCCCGATACTGGCTTCCTGCTCCTCGACTTTTTTCCTTTTCTTTTTCCATCTTCTCCAATTTTTGGTGGCTTCCCTTCTGGTAATTCCAATACCGAGCCTGACAGGATATTGGGCGATACTTGCGGTTGTAGTCGCACCAACCATACCGCCATCCTGTTCCTCAATACTCTTCAAGAAATTCAACAACCTCATCTTATCTTCCTCCGGGCGATGGTGGATATATATTGGATGGTCTTGTGGTGATTATCTCTTTTACAGCCCCCTCAATTGCATTTCTGACAGAAACATCGGTTGCACTTTTTACAAAATAAAAAACACCCAGTAGCAATGCAAAGGAAACGATGACAACTGTTATCATCGTCTTTATTTTTGATGATATATCGTCTACCTTTTTTTCTATACCATCAACTTTCTTTTCTATAATTTCTATTTTATTTATGGAATCTTCTTCATCCTCAACTTTCCTTCCTACACCATTTACTCTTGTTCCCAGTATTTCCTCTGTTTTCTCTATTTTCTGAATCAGATATTTTAATCTCTCACTCTCCTTTCCATCAAGACCTTTTATCTCATCTATAAGGTCTTTTTTTGTTGCGAGAGAAGATTGAACCTTGGTAATTTCATTGATCGCATCACCAAGTTTCTGAATGGAAGATGTATTGGTGTCAGCAGAACTTTTTATCTGGTCAAATAATAGCTTGACTATTGTTTCGGGAATTAATCTTTCTTCGGACATTAAAATATTAGCTCCTCTTTCTTACTTTCCAATGGGGTTATTACACCGTTGCTTAGCTGTAGATTTTTTAATATTGTTATTGATTGGGATATTTTGATGGATAGCTCTTTGTGTTTCTCTTCGTTTTCTTTTTTCCAGCTTTCTATTTCTTCTTCAACGGTCTTTTTTAGGCGGTTAATTTCTACATCTCTCTCCTCAGTAATTTTTATTTTCTTCGTTATATCTCTGGCACTCCCTATAGTTCCTATAAGTCTATTTTTATCATCAAAGAAGGGCATCTTGCATATTTTCAACCAAATGGTTTCTCCGGTGGGTATTTTTACACTATCTACATATTCTTGCGTTCCAAGTTCCTTTACTCTATCATCAGAAACTTCAAATTTTGTTTCACCAAACAAGTCAGAGGATTTTATTCCTCTTATGTCTTTATCCGATATCTGTAAAACATCCATAAACTTCTTATTTGCAAACAGATATCTATTGTTTATATCCTTTGCCCAGACCAATTCCGGTATATGATCAATAAGTTTACTTGAGAGATTAACCATTTTTCTTGTGTCAACCACATCAGTAACATCCCTTATAGATTCAACGGCACCGATGATATCCCCCTCAGCGTCTTTTATGGGGGATGCCATACCCCACATATATCTATTCAGATATGGGATATATATATACCCCTCAACTGTTCCGTCGCTTTTTCTGCAAAACTTGTCATATGTATTTTCTGTTTCCGTATCCTCGGAAAATACCAGATCAATGAGAAGTTTCCTGTCATAACCGTAAAATGGCGTCGAATATGCTTCTCTACCAAGACCCATTACATCTGTTTTCCTTTTTCCGGCAAATATTTCCATCTGCTTGTTCCACGCAATGACTTTGCCGTCCAAATCAATCGCGAAAATGATATCAGGTAGGAAATCAATAACATAGTTCAAATAATCTACGGTTTTCTGACAAATATCGTTTCCCATAAACCTCCACCGCCCGAATGACGAATATTCAGTATTATTTATAGGAAAGACAGTAAATAAATATAAATACTATTGACAAAGTATGGGGGTGGATTATATGCCAGAGATAAATGTGAAAAATATACTTATAACAATGGGTATTATTCTTGGTCTTGTAAGTTCACTTTTTGGTCTTGATAGCAGATATGCGAGGAGTAAAGAACTGGCGCAAATGGAGCAGCAAACAGTTCAAACCTTTCAGCAATTCAAACAGGATTATCAAAGAGACAGATTGCAACAGAGATACACGACCCTTACAGATCAGATGGTCAATCTCAAAATCCTGATGAAGAAATATCCAAGTGATCAGGATTTACGGGAAGATTATAACAATGTTATCAGAGAACGAGAGAAAGTAAAGGAACAGCTAGATAAAACGGGAGGAATACAATGAAACGCGACCTTTTAGAAAGAATTGACCTTTTCCTTGTCAATGAGAAATTATGGTCAGGTGAGGTGTCAACCAAATGGGAGCCACCGGAAGGTCTTTTCACATCGAGCGCCGAGAACATCGCGAAAGTTCTTCATTCGCAGAGTGATGATTTGAAACAGGCTATGAGCAGGCTCAATTTTTATATCAATAGGGCCGGTGACAAGATTTCCGATGCCAGGAAAAGTGCCCTTGAGCACGCGAAAGACCTTTTGAGGAAAAAATTCGGCAAAGAAAAGAAAGAAGAGGATTAATATGGGAAAAATTATAAAAGACAGGGATGTTCTGACAGAGGCCTCTGCGCCAGGCTTGGCACATTTGAAGCAGATGGCCCCGAATTTCGTGAGAGTAAATGTCGGGGAAACCGTACTGTATTTTTCATACGAGACACTTGTAGCGTTTGAAGCAAACGACAGAACATATGCCACGGCGGAAAAATATAGTCGGACAACCTCAAAACATATAAATCTGGTCAATGTAGATGAATATCTGGAACCAGATGAATTTGAAAAGATGGCAAGAAAAGAGCTGGGTAAATTTGGAGGATAATATGCCGAAACCGGAAGCAGGAGAAAAAAAAGACGAATATATTGCCCGTTGTATTCCAATTCTGAAAGGTGAAGGCCACGAGCAGGACGAGGCCGCGGCAATTTGTTATTCAATGTGGGAACAGAATACAGAAAAGAATGAGAGTATAGACAGGCTAATTGACAAATATCTTGTCTCTGAGCATTTTATGTCTCAGCGCGGCCCAGCCCATCGCTGGCCCGGACAGCCCGGTTCTGGTTCTTCAAGAAGAATGACAGGCCCACCCACTAATATGAAGTGTATGGAATGTGGTAAGACATTCAAGAAAAAAATTGGGCCAAGTACCTACGAAGTAAAATGCCCGAAATGTGGGTCATATGATACGGAGCCGGCATAATGAAATTTAAAAATTATTTGACCGAGGCGATAAATTATAGACAGGAAGCAGAAAATCTTCTTGCCGAATATGGAGAAGATGGGGCCTATGATTTTATTCTGAACCAAATGGTGATGAATAGAGGTGGAGATGGTTGGATTGACTGGCATAAGATCGGCCTTGCATTCGATAAACTGACGAGATAAATTGGGGGAAATAATGAAATTCAAAGATTATCTGAAAGAAGAAGAGCAAAAACCATTTGATGTGAGAGATATTGAAGATGAAACTGTTGAAAATAATTATTTCCGAAAAGTTCTGTATACAGGAAAACATCTTCAACTTGTTCTGATGGCCATTGAGCCCAATAGTGAAATCGGGAATGAGGTTCACAATGATACAGACCAGTTCTTCCGTATTGATGAGGGAGAGGGAAAAGTAGTTGTAAATAATAAAGAGGAAATCCCGATAAAAGATGGCAGTTCAATTCTTATCAGACAGGGAACATATCACAATGTTGTGAATACATCCTCCACGAAGAAATTGAAGCTTTACAGTTTATATGCTCCTCCACATCATCCGCCTGGAACGGTTCACAAGACCAAGGAAGAAGCGGAAGAGTATGAAAAGGAAGAAAAATGAGACTTTACGAATTTCTCTCTGAAGATGATACACAGACAATAAATGCGAGAATAAGGTTAAAAAAACAGATACAGGATTTGGAAAAACAAATCCAGAGCACGGAAGATAAAAGTACAAAAGAAGCATTGAGGAAAAGAAAAGAAGCGCTCCAAAAATCATTGGAACGGTACAGGGATACATATAGGGATTAGTTTTGTTCATAAAACATCATATTACAGATAAGACTTCGACATTTCAACCCAAATTTCCGGAGAAGTACAAGGGTAAATGGCCGATACTTATAAGAAGTGAATGGGAAAGGAAATTCGCCCAATGGTGTGATGTAAATCCAAGCGTTATAACTTGGGCTTCGGAGGGGATCGAGATACCGTATTTCGACCCGGTAAACAAGAAGCACAGACGATATTATCCGGATTTTATGCTAAGAGTTCTGGATAAAAACAAAAAGGAAGTTATCTATGTTGTTGAAATAAAGCCTCACAGGGAAACCATTCCCCCAAAGAGCAAGGGCAATAAATCTGTCAAGACAAAAATATATGAACAGATAACCTACTCAAGAAATCAGGCCAAATGGTCTGCCGCCTCGGAGTTCTGTAGAAAACGGGGTTACGAGTTTAAAATATTTACTGAAAAGGAATTGTTTGGTAGGTAAAAATGCCACAATTGAACAAAATATATAGTGTAAGGGAAGGAAGGGTTTCTTTCAAATCGGGTCACATTTACAGGTTCAAATATCTGAATTATGAAAATGATCCCGAACCAACCATAATCTGTATCAACGCTATTCGTGGTATTCATCCCAAGACGAGAAAGATGCACAATTATATTCAGGGCATCAATTTTACCTATATCCCTCGAAACCAGAGGAAGATTTTTGCCAAGGTGTGGATGGACACATTGGAGAAAAATCACGGCCACATTCTTCTGACTTGGAAATTGATAAAGAAGAGATGGCCTTGGATGGTGATAGCCATAAGGAGATACATTCTCGGCGCGGGGTATATCAGGGATGCCAAGGAATTTCGTGGTGATGAAATGCAGGTCGCCATCATCGGAACTTGGCGAAAAGATTTTTCATCGAGAATAACAAGAGCCAAACAGAAAGGAATGAAGTGGCTCAAAGCAGAACAAAGAAGATTTGGGTTATAACGGAGGAGAAATATGGAAAGAGATTTTTCAATGACGGGAGTATATGGGCCAACAATGCGTGTTGCTTCTACGGATACGGCAACAGCTTTCCCATCCGCGGCAATTGTTGACGGAGATGGCAATCCATCTGTATCGGTTCTCATTACCTGTGAAACCGCAAGTATAAGAATTGCATGGAAGGAAACACCCACACAGGGAGCGAGTGGTATAGGACACATTATGTCAGACGGTGATGCCTTCAGGGTCGTTGGTAGAGACAATATACTCAATTTCAGATATATTAGTGCCGCAAGTGGTGTGCCAGGTGCATTTGTGATTACGCCCGAATTTTAACGGAGGATTAGAAATATGAATTTTGGAACACCTTTTGGTAAATCATTAGCTGGTGGCGGGGCCGCTTTTCCGGCCGATGCACCAGGCTATTTATTCAACGATGGTTTGGGTGGATTATCTTGGGATGCCGCCGCAACACCAGAGGCCGCCGGAGCAGATAAACAAATCCAGTTCAATGATGTTGGCACGATGGGTGCGAATGAGAATCTGATATTTGATAAATCTACCAATACGCTTTCTATTTCAGGAAATAGCTACAACATCTATTCTGCCGGTGCAAATTCAAAGAACTACTTCCAAGGTAATGTTGAAATTGATGGCGATTTGGATGTCTCAACTGGTTTCATTTCAATTTCAGGTAGTGACAATCAGGTTCTTTTCAATGATTCTGGCGTTATTGGTGGTAGCAACAACTTTACTTATGACAACATACTTGGCAGGCTCGCGCTAAGCTGGAGTGGTGTAACCGGATTTATGGACTATCCCAAAGTCTTTGTGATCAACGCCACAAGAACTGGTGGTGGTGGTGAAGGTGATCCTGAAGAGGGAGATGGCTGGGATGGTATTACTGCTCTGGAAATAAACACAAACGCTCTTTGTTCGGATACAAATCAAACCGGACTTAAAATTAATTCAACGATGACGGATTTACCACTCTCTGTCACGGGGGATAATAATAATAAAATAACTGCGGCTTCCTTTTCTGGCGAAATGACGAATTGTGAAGGTGGCGGTATTTCCGGATTAGATGTTTACTGTTCAACAGTTAATTCTTCCGGTTCCCTGGCCATGGCGGGCCTCTTCGCCGATGTTGTTGCTGTAAGAAATGAAAGCAGGGTATTTCTGCGTGGCCTCGGAGCCACTATTATTGCTGAAGATTCAGATTCTTACGTAAATGTACTTCGGGGCGATATTATGTCATATGCATTGACCAAAAATATTGATTCTACCGAATTTAGTGGCAATAGTTTTTCTTATGATATTGCTGCAGTCGATTCTTATACCCACGAAGTAGACATACTTGGTTTCAGGGTGGGGGGTTTTTTGCACACACCACCACAAGAAACAGAAAATGGTGGCATAATTACTATTCCGCATTTTGTGGGATTTTCTGCGGGCCTCGGTGAAGTGTGGCCCGAAGGCGGCGGTTCCATTTCTGTAACAGATATGGCGATTTTCCAAGCGGCGCCTGATGATACACTACTCTATGGTATGGATGGTACAATTGCCATCGGTTCATATTACGGGCTTCGTCTGTATGCTCCAATGGCTATAGCAGAACCCGGTTCTACAGTATCAATTACCAATGTTTACGGAATCTATGTTGAAGACCATTATACATTCCACGAATCAGTAACAGTTGGCCCAAATAGATATAATATTTACTCCGCCGGCGTAAACACAACTAATGTGTTTGAGGGTACAATTCGTTCATACCGTTCTGCAAATGATGCAACAGCAAACCTACTTGAGTTCAGAAAAACCAGAGGTTCATCTGCTGGCCAAGACGGTGATGATATTGGCACCATTTCCTTCAAATCTAACGATGACAATGCTACTCCACAATTGACAGAGTACGCGAAGATTCTCGCAGAAATTGGCGATGCCTCAGATACTACGGAAGATGGTGCCCTATCTTTCCACGCGTATCAGGCCGGAACTTCCAGAAAGTTTATGGAAATTGGTTATACACAAACCAAGTCCGGTATTGCTGTCAGGTCTGACAACTGGTACAGGGGATTTTATGTAGTCGATGATATTGACAGTCCATCAGGTAGATTGCTATTATGGCAAAATGGTAGTTCGTGGGCAGGTATTCATTCACAAACAAGCGCGTGGGATGTCGGGATGCTTGTTCTCGGTGGTTATCCGGATGCTACTTATGGACATTTGATGATCCGTGGTGGATTTGGTCAGGTATGTCTCGGTGATACTGCTGTCGCTCTTGTCGGTGCGAGCGGTACAAATACACTTTCAATTCAAAATGGAACAGCCCCTTCAGCCGTAGTAACAGATTGTGCCCAGATATTTGTCAATGACTATACCGGCGGCGATGCCAGACTTTATATTATGTCCGAAGCCAATTTGAACAAGACAATTATCGGACAAGGTGGCGTTGAGTGTCTTGATGTTATAAATGATGCCAATGCTCTGAATGCTCTGGTATTCAAGAAGAACCGTGGTGGAACTGGTGGTGCTGGACAAATTGGTGACGAGATGGGTGTGGTTTCTTTCCAATCTTACAATAGTGCAGGAACACCACAACTTGTAGAGTATGCAAATCTCACAGGAAAGATTGCTGACGAAACTGAAAATGAAGAGTGCGGACTGATCACATATAGTGCCGTAATAAGTGGTGGTGGTTATGAAGGTAATCTACCGATGGTATATACAAAGACCGATGCTGGAGATTTGACAGATGCCTTCGAAGGTATGATTTGTATCAATACAGCTGACAACACATTGAAGATGTACGCGGAAGGTGCGTGGAGACAATTAGCAAGTTGGTAATGGAGGTAATTCAAAATGCCTAAGATATACGATCTCGATGCAAGAGGAAAAGCAAAATTAGAATCTATGACATTCCCGGCAAGTGCTGTGGGATACTTGTATTGTGATGCAAATGGAATAATGTCTTGGGATGCCGAGGCCACACCGGAGGCAGCCGGTAGTGATAAGCAAATCCAGTTCAATGATGTTGGCACGATGGGGGCAAATGAGAATCTGACATTTGATAAATCTACTAATGTGCTTTCAGTTACCAACATTTCTACAACTGGAAGCATTACAATTTCTGGTTCCGATACACAGGTATTGTTCAATGATTCAGGTGTTATTGGTGGAGATGATGATTTCACCTACGAACTTAATGACCCACTTATCACAGCGAAGAAAGTTGCTTTGACTTGGAGTGGTGAGACAGGTATGAATGAAGAATTTGAAACGCCGGAACCACTTCTTCTGGATATTTCCGCAACACGAACAGGAAGTATTCCTTTTGTTGCTCCGTGGGAAGAAACATTTTATTTTGGTGCTCTCAAAGCCATAAAAATAGCGACAAGTGCAACTACTGGATATGATACAGACCCACATATCGCACTTGAAGTAAGTTCAAGAACGGAAAATGCAAGTGGTGGTGAGCTCTCTGGAACATCACAAACAGCCGTCGATATATCAAGCTACTCTTCCGATAGTGCATTATCCAGAGCTATTGGTCTAAGCTCATATGCTCAGATTGGTAATTGTTATAAAAACACTCACGATGTGGTTCCTCATGCAATCGGAGCCGTTATCAGCTCTCGGCTTGCTTGCTGGACAGAATTAAATTGTATTGGCGATGTGACGGGAATTGATGTAAATGCGGGTGGAGGAATACAACCCTTTGAAATAGAGGATCTTGTACTGACATCATCCGATATAATAGGTATAAAAATTCACAATACTTTGGACTCAACGATTTCATCGTATGGTGGTAGTTTTGTTATAAGTAGATTGAAGGGAATTGATATTTCAAATGTGATTACAGTTCAAGAAAATGTGCCAGGCTATTCCGATGGTTCTATGACGATTGACGAAACATATGGAATATATATAGGACAGACAACGGGATATATTCCAATATTACCAACACTCACAGATTGGCATGGTTTGTATATTGATGACCAAACAAAAATGGTTGATGGGAATACTGGCGACCCGATGGCTAATCCTGCCAGCAATATTTACAATCTCTACTCCGCCGGCGCAAATTCAAAGAACAAGTTTGAAGGCTCGATTGAGACAGCGATAACAAACAGACAGGTGCTTTATAGCTCAAATGGAGTATTGACAGGATCATCTGAATTTCGATTTTTTGAAAACAACCGTCTGGTGCTCGACCTTTATTCTGATAAAGACTGCGGTGGAATTATAACATATTCGAATATTCTTAGTGCCGCCTTTGCTCCCCTTCCCGGCCAACAAGGTTGGATTTATGGTGGGGCCCTCTCGTCCTGGCTTTGTTCAGATAATGGTGCAATTACTGGTAGTTTTATCCAGCCATTCGGTATTATTGCCGGAGCAGACTTCTGGGCTACAAATTATGATATCAATAAGATTGGTTATACTTCTGCAGCAAATTTTGTTATTGGTACAATAACCGCCGAGGCCGGCCGGACACTCGCCATAGGTGAAATAAATGGAGTAATGATATACATCCAACCTCAAGATTATTGGGGGGATGGAACAGTAACGATAGAAAATGCCTACGGCCTCTATATTTGGGATGTAAGTAATACAGGAGCTACGGGGGATAATTTCAACATCTACTCTCTCGGTGCGAATAGCAAGAATGTATTTGAGGGTAGTGTGACAGTCGGTGGTGACTTGGATGTTTCAACTGGTTTCATTTCAATTTCTGGTTCTGACAATCAGGTATTGTTCAATGATGCTGGAGTGATTGGTGGAACAAATAATTTCACCTATGACAATATACTGGGTAAATTGGCATTAAGCTGGAGTGGTGCAACGGGAGAGTCTGAAAACCGTGAAATTTTTGCTCTTAGTGCTACAAGAACTGGTGGCGGGGGTATTGACCACGGTGGCTATAGTGACGAACTGTGCGCACTTAGTATTACAACTGAAGCCACTACACCGGATACAACTCAATATGGCATAAAAATAACTTCATCTGCTGACGGTCAGGGAGTTGGAGAAAACGAAGAAAGTAAACTCTATGGTATTTATTCCCATTGTGGATTGAATAATTGTATAAATCCGAGTGCTTGTGCTGGTTATTTTTCCACCAGCGTAAGAGATTGTACTTATGGTAGTAATTGGAATAGTGCTTTAGAGGCGTCAGTAAATGTATCTGCGCGTTTTGACGATTGTACCTCTGATGGAGAGGGCCTTGGTGTGGGTTGTGGTATGACAGCTTATAGTAATAATACTCTGACTGCATCTCTCTTAAAAGGTTCTCGTTATGTATTTGACATAGGCGCCATCTACGGCGGCGTGATTAATTTAACCGAAGCAGCCTTTATTACTACGGAAGCACTATTAGAGTGTGGTAGTGATGCTTCTAATGCGGTTACTATTGGAACATTTTATGGAATTAAAGTTTGTGCTCCAGAATTATGGTTTTGGGAGGGGCCCCCGATAAACAGTACATATACAGTTTCTAATCTGTACGGTATTTATATTGAAGATCACACCGCAATTCCCTGCCCTATGGGCGGTACATTGTTGGGATCGGTTAGATACAATCTCTATTCTGCCGGTTATAGTTCAAAGAACTTGTTCCAAGGAACACTTTACCTTGAGAAGAATATCGGTGGAGCCAAAACATTTGAGGTTGTCGGTGTAATTACCAAGACGGATACTGGTGACCCGGCTTATGGTTATGAGGGATTAATTTGTATCAATACTTTTGATAATACTGTCAAAGTGTACGGTGATGGCGGGTGGAGAACAATTGCTTCGGGTTGGTAAAAGGATATAAATAACATAGATATTTTCATAAATATCTATTGAATAAAACTGTAGGAGGTTTTTTATGGTTATCAAAAATTCGGTGTTGGAAGCGTTGTCAAGGACGGACATTCTCGTAAATCTTATCAAATCAAGAGAGCTTCCGGTGAAAACAAGTTATCAGATTGCGAAGCTCACAAAGGCTCTGGACGAGCAGTTCAGGCTCTATAGTGAGGCGAAACAGAGGGTTATCGAGAACCATTGTGCTAAGGACGATAACGGAAAACCAAAAATTGAAAATAATCAGTATAGTGTTCCACCGGAAAACATCCAAGACTTCAACAAGGATATGATTGACTTGCTGGATATTGATGTTGAACTCGGTCTGGACAAGATAAAAATAAAACTGGACAGTTTGCCAGCGGGAGTTCTCGCTCCGGCTGATTTCCCGTTTCTGGAAAACTTTATAGAATTTGAGGAATGAGCCAAACTTACCTTACGGTAAATCAAAACGAGACAAGAGCTATAGAGATACTTGTGAGGGATCAGAATGATGACCCCGTATTTCCTGATGCGGCTTACGCGAAAGTTGTGGACATTTATACTGGTCGTACCGTCTGGACGGAAGGCCAGGCTATGGTAGATGGTTACAAGATATACTTTTTACTTACTCCGATTGTAACAGCAACTCCCAGCGAGTACGATGTTATTTGGAGAATTGTAAAAACAGCTACGAGCACCTATACCTTTTATCACAAGACAAGGGTGGTGGTAAATGAGCTATAACTTTTTTTATACATTTGAGAATGTCTCATTGTGTTTGAATTACGAAATAAGAAGCTTCGATGACAACCATCCAATGTATAAAGTATTGGTGGATTTCATTAGCGCTCAGGGAATTGGGGATATATTCTAATGGCAAGATATCATTTTATTGGTAGGTCGAGAGATAGTTACGGAAATGTATTGGAAGGAGTTGATGTTTCCGTATACTTGGCCGGAACCACGACAGCGGCCAAGGTCTATCTCGAGCAAACTGGTGGAACGGCAATTCAAATTGCTCCACAACTGGAATCCGATGCTTACGGCCTTTTCAATTTCTATGTAGATGATGGTGATTATGTCACCACACAGAAATTCGATATTGTCGTTGGTGAAACCCGTTATGAGAATATTGATATTTTCAGGCGGGGTATTGATGGGTCATCAGGAACATCAGGAACATCAGGAACATCCGGTGCTATGGGTCTTACAGGCCCAGCTGGCACCTCGGGCAGTTCCGGTACTTCCGGCGAAACAACATACCCCGGCGGGTATCTCTTTACTCAATCTGTCGCTTCTTCTGCCTGGTCTGTAACACACAATCTCGGTGATAAATATGTTGTTGTCGAGGTTTCAGACGATAGCGACCTTTTTATTATTCCTTCTGAAATTCAGTATATTGACAGTAACAATCTTGTAATTACATTTCCATCAGATATTGCTGGCCAAGCCAAGATTGTTGCGGGCTCCGGTACAAGTGGAAGCTCCGGTACATCAGGTGATGGAACATCCGGTTCATCCGGTACAAGTGGCAGTTCCGGTACATCAGGTATAGATGGAACATCCGGCTCATCAGGAACTTCCGGCGAAACTACATTCCCGGGCGGATATCTTCATACACAATCAGTACCATCCTCAGCGTGGTATGTCACACATAACCTCGGAGAGCAGTATGTAATTGTCGAAGTGGCTGATGAAGATGATATGTATATCATCCCATCCGGTATACTTTTTGAGGACAGTAACAATCTCTGGATTACATTCTCTGAAGAAGTTTCTGGTCACGCAAGAATTATTGCGGGAACAGGAACATCGGGTGTATCTGCTATCGGTGGTGCGTTTACTTATACACAATCAGTACCGTCTACTGGATGGTCTATCTATCACGGCCTTGGAGTACAACCAGTTGCCGTAGCAGTAATGAACGGCGATGGGTATGGTATTGAGCCCGGAGATGTTCTCTATGTCGATGATGACAATGTAATATTGACATTCGATATTCCAGTTTCGGGAAGCGCGACTTTCGTAAGTGGTGGTGGTGCAGTAGGAACTTCCGGCACTTCAGGAACATCGGGAACAGCCGGAACAAGTGGAACATCTGGAAGCTCAGGAACATCAGGTTCGTCCGGTTCAAGCGGTTCAAGTGGAACTTCAGGAACATCGGGCCTTGCCGGTTCTGCGGGAACATCGGGCTCATCAGGTACTTCCGGTGCTGATGGTTTGTTCGGTGGAGCAAGCGCCCTTTACTCATTCAATTCGTCAACATCCGATGCAGACCCAACATCCGGTAAACTCCTCTTCAATAATACGGCTTATACATCTGTATCCCGTATCAATGTAAGTTTTTGGGATGATAATGGTGCAAATCTTGAAGATTGGCTTGATATTTTTACACTATCAAACAACAATTCACTTATCAAGATTTTTTCAGAAGCCAATCCAACGAAGTTTGTTCTTTACAACATAACTGGATTGACAGCCCGCTCAGGGTACAAGAGATTTTGGGTATCCTGTGTTGGTTTCAGCGGTGCTCTTTTCAGCTCCGGTGAGAAAATCGTTCTCACGATGACACCAACCGGAGATGATGGAACCTCTGGAACATCGGGTACGAGTGGAACAAGTGGATCAAGTGGTTCAAGTGGAACCTCTGGTACATCGGGAATGAGCGGAAGTTCCGGTACTTCAGGAACTTCAGGAACTTCTGGAACTTCTGGAACGGCGGGAACGAGTGGTAGTTCCGGTTCAAGTGGTAGTTCCGGTTCAAGTGGCTCTTCCGGCAGTAGTGGTTCATCGGGAAGCTCGGGTTCTTCCGGTACATCAGGTTGGGGAACATCAGGAAGTTCTGGAACCTCTGGTATAGACGGAACCTCTGGTATTTCCGGTTCATCCGGTTCAAGTGGAAGCTCCGGTTCAAGTGGAACGGCGGGAACATCAGGAACATCCGGTTCGTCCGGTTCAAGTGGAACGGCGGGAACATCAGGAACATCAGCAACATCCGGAACATCGGGCACATCGGGTATTGATGGCACTTCCGGCACATCGGGAACAGCAGGAACTTCCGGTATAGACGGAACTTCCGGCACTTCCGGATTTGATGGGGCTGATGGAACATCGGGAAGCTCGGGAACATCGGGCTCAAGCGGAGAAAGTGGAACATCCGGTTCAAGTGGAACAAGTGGTTTCTCGGCTGCCTGGGGTATACCATACAGATTTGAGGACGATACTTCAGACGGTGACCCGAATATCGGCCATCTGAAGTTTAACAGCACAACATTTTCATCAGTCACAAGGATTTATATCGACCTTATGGACAGATATGGTCAGGATTTGACTTCTTGGATTGACTTGATGGATGACAGTACATCATTGTGGTCAAAGGGTTATGTCAAGATTTGGAGAGATCACGATGAAAGTGATTATGTATACTTTGAAATAAACGGAACGACTGATATTGACCCACAATACAGGAAACTTCACGTTGGTCTGATTGCCTCAAGTTCACCGGCAGTTTCCGGTGCATTCAGGGAAGATGATGACCTTCAGATTGGTTTTGTTCCAACGGGTGATGCGGGAACTTCCGGAACATCCGGTCTCGCAGGTCTTGGTGCAAATGCACATTTGTACTGGTTTGATGATAACACTACAGATAGTGACCCACCAAGCGGGCATATCAAATTGAACAATTCAGACCCGTCACTCGCAACATACATTTATGTTGACACTCTGAATAGATTTGCCGTGGATGTCGAGGCTTGGATTGCAAGTCTTGTCGATAGCAATGCTGTCAGAATAATGAACCAGAATAGTGTGGAGATTTTTCACGACTATTTACTTTTGAGTGCACCAACATCGGCTGCCGGATATTACAAATTCAATGTGGCATATCTTGTTGGTCACGGAACATTGAACGATGAGGATGAAGTTGTTCTCGGTATCGGTAATAGAGGGCAAACAGGAACAAGTGGAACGAGTGGAACAGCAGGAACATCCGGTACAAGTGGTAGAGGATATCTTCACACCCAAACAGTACCGGCATCAACTTGGTCTATCAACCATATTTTGAATTGTCAATACTGTGTTGTTGAAGTTACCGATGGTGATGCGTATACTATACTTCCTGACAGTATCAAATTTGATGATGAGAATAATCTTACGATAACATTCTCTGAGGCAGTATCGGGTCACGCATTTATTTCTTCCGGTGGTGGTCTGGTTGTTGGGGAACTGATATATACATTCTCCTCTCCGGTAACCGCATGGGATATTACCCACAATCTCGGTGTAAAATATGTCAATGTCCAATGCACGAGTGATGATTTTTATATTGAGCCACAGAGTATAGAGTTCATTGACGAGAACAATATCGAGATAACATTTTCTACTCCGGTTTCCGGTATCTGCTCTGTCGTTGGTGGAGTTGGAACAATCGGAACATATGGTAGTTCTGGAACATCCGGAACAAGTGGTGTCTCAGGTGATTTGACACCGACAGGCGTTCTGTTCCCATATATCGGAACGGTGGCGCCAACTGGATGGCTTCTCTCTGATGGTAAGACAATCGGTAGTGTTTCTTCTGGCGCAACTGGAAGAGCAAATGCAGATACACAGACATTGTTTGAACTTCTCTGGAACTCAACTACAAATACAGAACTTGTAATTCAAGATAGTGCGGGGTCTCCAACGACAAGGGGTGTAACTGCGGCCACAGATTTTGCTGCAAACAAGAGGATGCCGCTTCCTGACTTGAGAGGCAGAGTGCCACTTGGTAAAGACAATATGGGTGGAAGTTCTGCAAATAGAGTAACTGCCGCCTCGGCCGATCTTATCGCGGGAAGTGGTGGAGAAGAAAATCATACCCTTTCTACCGCTGAAATGCCAAGTCATACCCATACATATAATCAACCATTATGGTCTGGCTTTAATTCAATAATAGGTGGCGGTGTAAATCAATATGCGGCTTATCCCACAAATACAGGCTATACGGGTGGTGGTGTGGCACATAACAATATGCAACCATATATAACGATGAATTATATTATCAAACTTTGATAGGTAAAGAATGAGAACATACGGATTTACAGGAAAAGGCAAAGTAACAATACAGAAAGTGAGTGTAATGCCGGCTTGGACACCGGAAGATGAAGGTAGGCTTGTGTGGGATGATCCCAACAATATTCTTTATGTTGGTGGTGATACTGGTTGGATTGCTGCGACAGGAGCCGGTGGAACATCGGGTTCGTCCGGAACATCTGGCACATCGGGTGCCGGGTCTGGAACATCTGGCAGTTCTGGCACCTCTGGTTCCTCTGGAACATCGGGAAGTAGTGGAACATCAGGAAGCTCTGGAACATCGGGCTCAAGTGGCACTTCAGGTTCAAGTGGAACTTCAGGTAGTAGTGGATCATCAGGAACCAGCGGTTCGAGTGGAACATCGGGTAGTTCTGGCTCATCAGGTACGAGCGGTTCAAGTGGAACAAGCGGTTCTTCTGGCACTTCTGGTTCATCAGGAACGAGTGGATATAGCACAAATGATTATGCAGAAGATGAAACTGAAAGCACAACAACTGATACAGCATTACAAACAAAATTGACACTCAATTATACACCCACGGCTTCAGGAAATTACATTATTTTCTTCTCGGCCGAGGTGGCAAATACCAATGCGGCTAAATCAACTGTGCTTGAATTTGACAGAGATGGTACTGAAATCAATGTATCATATTATTCACCATCGTCTGCCAATGAATATAGAGTATATTCAAGTTTCAAGAACAACGCCCTTGTGGCTTCTTCATCATACGCGTTCAATATAAAATATGCAAGAGTTGGTGGTGTTGGTACGGCGATGATTAGGCGAGCAAGAATATTCATAATGAGGAGATCATAATGTTTACATATACATATTCAGATATAAGTGTGAAGCCATATATGGACGGTATTCATAATGATGTTGCAAGTTCCGATATGTCCAATAAAAATATCCAGTATTGCAATTGGAGTGAAGCTTCTCAAGAGTTGAAGATTACTTGGGATGTTGAGTTATCAGCCGGAGATAAAACAAAATTGGATGACATTGTATCAAATAATGACGAAATCCCAGTATTCAATACGAAGATTGAGATTATTTTTGAAGAGGACACGCCACCATCGGATAAGACGATGACCTGGCTGAATACAAATGATAATTTGAGATATATTTGGGATGATGATCGAAGCAAATGGAGAACATTATATAGGATGACATATATTTTTGCTTTTGATGGTGATGCTGATAATGAATATCTGAAAATTATGACAGTCTATGGTTCAACTACGGCATATCAGATGCCCAAAAATGCTGTTATAACCGGAGTTTCCTGTAGGGCAAGCGGTGGAAATAATTCAAAAGGTTTCAAAATCCAGAGTGGAGATGTGGAACTGTCCAGTTTTTCGTTGAGCAGCCTCGTATATGAAAATATGAGTAGCAATATCAATTTGACAGCCGGTGACCAGTTGAAAGTTCATTGTGAGGGTGATGATGGTGCGGTGTCCAATCCCATCGTCGTTTTGGAAGTTGCTTGGAGGCAATAAATGATAAAGATTTTGAAGAATGTAACTGACAATTCTATTTTGTTATCTGATGTGGGGAAAACAATAAGTTCCGGGCAGGAGTTCAACACGGAAGGTAGGCAGGATACATTCATCAATAGCGATAATACATTGACAGCCATCAGGAATGGTTATCTACAGGTAGGCGACGGTTCCAAGTTCTATACCAACGCTCTTGAGGGAGAAGCATACTTCAGGACAAGATTTGATGACAATGCTTTCTTGATAGATGGTTCTGAAGTTATAGAGTTTACACCGGAGATTGTTACTGATACACCAACGGGAAAAAAAGCTACCAATCTCTTTATGGACATTCTCACGATGTTGAAGGAGTTTTACAATGCTCCTGGCGACCCATTATATGAAGAAGGATTTCAGCCATTACTTGGTGAGAGTGGAAGGGAAGTCGAGCATCTCGGAAGAACTCTCAATCTGGAAGTAATACACGGTGACACGGGATGGCACAGGAGAGAGATAAAGTCATATGGATACCAAGCGCCGCTGAATTTGTTGATTTATTATGGGTGGACAAATTCATTCAATTACGCAATAAACAGCTGGGATAATGAGAAAGTTGCACAGGATATGGCGAGATATAATTTGATTATCTTTGGTGACGGTATTCAAGACCCATCCCACGGTGACCACGAAAATGCACATACAATTATAAACAGGATAAAAGTTCTGAACCCACAGACAAAAATATTTGGATATGTAACTTGTAACCAGACATACGCGAATTTCCAGACAAAGACAGATCAATGGAACGATATGCAGGTTCACGGTATCTTTATGGATGAATGCGGATATGATCACGGAATACCGAGAGACAATTTCAACCAGAAAGTAAATTATGTTCACGGAAGAACATATTCCAATATCTGTTTTGTCAATGCATGGAATATGGATCACATTATTGGAACTGAAAATGATCCGAGCTATCCAAATTCAACTTGGAACGCCGGCCTGTCTGCCTCTACATTGATTACTACAGATTGGTATCTGCTAGAAAGTTTTCCGATAAACACCACGGCATTTTCCGGTTCAGGTGGATATGAAACCAAAACGGATTGGAAAACAAGGGGAGATAAGGCGATTTCCCACAGAAACACATACGGAATAAATTTGGCAGGAGTGGGGATTATAAACAATGACAATGGTTCAGGCCAGAGTTTGTTCAATTTCGGGTATATTTCGTCATTGATGTATGCTCTGGAGGCTTTTGGAACATCCGATACAAGTTATGGTTCTTCCTCTGCCACAGTTACTTTTTGGACAAGACCGAATGTTCTGGGCCTTGGTAGGATTTGGTTCAACTCCGTCACAATCGCAGTAGACACGGGTGATGCGGATGTTTATTACAGATACACAGATTTTGCGAAGCTAAAGGTGGATTTTTCAACCGGAGCACAAGCTTCAAGTATCACAAGATTTTCAAATATTACATAAATACTATAGAGTAACATATTTTGGAGGTACAAAATGGGAATTGACAGAATATTTGATATGAGAGCACAGATGATAGAGAAGAGATTGAAGATGGTGGAGGAGAAGCTCCTTACCGCCAAAGACGATGAGAAAGCTATGCTTCTCAAGCAGAAAGAAGGCCTTGAAAAGTTCAAGACGCGTCTGGAAGAAATGTCAGATAAAAGGCCAAAGAAAAAATAAGTAACAAAAGAGGAAATATAGATGGATTCTTACGGATTTGACGGCAAGGGCCCGGTTCTTGTCCAGAGAGTGGCATCTCTCCCGGCTTGGACTTCGGAGGATGAAGGTAGATTGGTTTATGACCAATCAATTGACGGTCTTTATTATGGAACATCTGCGGATTGGGTTCTGGTATCCATATCTTCCGGTATTGTTTCCGGTGTGAAGATGTATTTTTATCAGAATACAGCCCCGGCTGGATGGACGATAGATGGTTCCGTGGCAGATACCCTTTTGGGTGTGAAAGGTGGAACAGGGGCATATAATATTGCCGGTGGTAGCCTTGCAGGAACTTGGTCACAGCCCGGTCATACACATACTGTGTCGGATCACACACATTCAGTAGTAATACCGGGCGATGCTGGATGGCCGCATGCTAATATAGTCGGTAATGGTCAACTTGCAGTCGGCCGTGGTCATGCGGAATGGGTTGATTATATGGTATATAACAGAACATTAACAAGCAGCTCAGCATCTGGTGTTACAACATCCTCCGGTGTTGCAAGCACATACAGGCCATATGCTGCAGTAGGAATTATTTGCACGAAATCATAATAGAGGAAACATAAATGGCAAGAACAAAAAGTTACGGTAAAGATTTTCAGGGAAAACTTATTCTTGAAAAGTTGATAACTCTTCCGGCGTGGACGGACGATGATTACGGTAGACTTGTCTATAATGAGGCCGATGATAAACTCTATTATGGAACGGATGCTGACTGGCTTGAAGTGGGAACTGGTGGAGGTGGAAGTGGAACTTCCGGTTCAAGTGGAACTTCCGGTTCAAGTGGAACGAGTGGCTCTGGAACATCAGGAAGTTCTGGAATATCCGGTTCTTCGGGAACAAGTGGCTCATCGGGAACAAGTGGCTCATCAGGTCTATTTGGTGGAGATAGCCAACCATATTATTTTGATACAGAAACATCCGGTGGAGATACTGATTCAGGTTATCTCAGATTTAATACTGCCGAACCATCAGCGTCTACAGCAATTTATATAAACAAGACAAACAATGATAGTGTGGATGTTGAAGATTGGATACAGGATATTATAGACAATGTGCCCGGAAGAGTAAGAGTATTTTCTGAATATGATTCGTCAACATTCGCTGTCTACGATGTAGATGGGGAAGTTACTGATGGAACACCGACATTTCAAGTGGCCACGGGAGCGGATGATGGTCATACGGATGAATTGATATCTACATATTATGCCTCCGCGAATTGGCTTGGATTTGGTTATCATTCTGGAGCAGCCAATACGAATGTAAGATGGCAGAATGTTACTATTCCTAATGGGTCATCTATTTTGGCCGCATATGTTACATTCAAAGCATATCAAGATAATAATAATAGCCAACCAATACTCATTTATGGAAACGATGTTGACAATGCTGTGGCTCCAACAAACTACACACAATTTCACGCTCTGGTACAGACAACAGAATATGGTGATTGGTCATCCCCCGGCACTTGGACAACGGGCCAGACTTATAATACAATTGATATATCAAGTATTATTCAAGA